TTTGAGCCCGATCGGCCCTTGCGGTCCGGCGTCACCCCTCGGCCCTTGCAATCCGACGTCACCCCTCGGCCCTTGCGGTCCAACGTCACCCCTCGGCCCTTGTGGTCCAACGTCACCCCTCGGCCCGTGCGGTCCAACGTCACCCCTCGGCCCTTGCAATCCGACGTCACCCCTCGGCCCTTGCGGTCCGACGTCACCCCTCGGTCCAACTGGCCCTAATTTGCCAAAATCCCGCTTCAAAATTTCCCCAATCGTATCACGCAATTTAAGCGAATCCAAACTAACGGCCGGGTCCATAACTGTTTCAATATGTGCTAAACGGGTTTCTAGCTCTTCAACATATGCGGCCATTCCATCCATTTTCAGGCTCATATTGCCGATTAGTTCGGTATATTGGTCGAGTTTTCCATAAATGATTTTCAAGTTGCCGACTATTTTATCTACTGCGAGCCCGAGTGTTTCGGTTGCTGTTAAGTCTGACATACCAGTTGATACATTATTAGTACTACTCATTACTTAAATTATTTAAATCCAACAAAATTTATTCTAGGCTAGGACAAATAGACGAGGTGCGCTAACTATTTATTAAATGCTGACAACTAATTTTGTATAAGTTAATTTTATTTAGCCTAGCCGCGCAATACTAATTGATTAAACACGTAAATAATTAATAACAAAATATAATAATAGACTAAATTATTATGCTAGGTTAAAAATAATCCAACCCTCACAATTTGTTTTCTAATTGTTAGCAAACTACTAGTTAGTGTTCCTAGCTGACGAACACAGCTTGCCACCGGCCCCAAAGTTTATATCCCATGAATAATCCGCAAAGGACTACTATGACAAGGAACCCGATAAGTCCCCAATATTCCCATTTCGTATTCTTTCCACGAGATTCACTAATCCCAGAATTAACGGCAACAACTTGCCCAGTAGTATCATGGTAATTCATTTCGCGCGAAATAATGTCTTCCCTAGATGACAACGCATTTTGCCGAGTAGTTATCTTATCTAATAATACGGTTAGCCCGGTAATTTGTTTACGGCGTTCATTTATCAGACCACTAATAATTTCTTGAACTTTAGCAATCTTAGTTGAACCGGCTGACATTTCAGCTTGTCGAATTTTAAGGGATTCTAGGCTAAGTTTATTTAATTCTTGGTCTATAGCATATAATTCCCTCCCAGCTATTTCGGTTCGCATACTATATGCCAAACTATCCAATAAATCAGTTGTCATCCCAGGTGTACGCGAGGCAGCTAAATCCCGATAATATTTCATAAGTGGTCCATCTTCAGCAACCATTCCGGAAATTTGGTCCCTCAACCCGGTGAGGAATTCGATTTGTGCTTCGACTAGGTAATACTTGCTACGCGCCGTCTTAACATCTGTTAATACATCGTTAATAATACCTTTGGCTTCAGCGGTGTCATAGGCATCTTCAGGTGTCATTCCGGCAGACACACCATCAACACCGTCCAAAAATTCGAGTTCCCAAACCCTGCCTTCCCTAGCCCCACTTAATCCAATAACTAGGCCACCTGCGTTAGTATCATCACCCCGTACAGCGGATAAATAATTACCAGGCCGGGCAACTGATTCAAATTCATATTTCCCACCATCAATGGGGACTTGTTTAAATAGGCAGTCGGCAGTTAATTCAGAATTATCAGCAATGGCTATAACCCCCCGTGTTTCAGGATTAACACCGGCGCGGATATAGTATTTAGTTGCTTCATTTTGAATAGTATAACTGCCATCTTGACGTAATTCAACTTTGAAAACAGCATTCGCGGCGCCACTACTAGAATTGGTATCAATAACGGATAGGTATAACACGCCGGAATCGGGCCGTATAGACATATAGACACTGGACTTATCATCATCACTAAGACTGCTACCCGCTGTGGAATCCTCACTAAATGTCCCTGTACTGTTAGCTTTGCCGAGACGGTTGGTTTGCCGGTAATAGAGGTCAGAGTTAACTAATCTGAAAAATGCTGTATATACTGGGCGCTTGCCAATATCATATCCTAGCTCATCTTTGCCTTGTTTGTCAGTCATCCCAAAACTTATTTCAGCCGAGGTTTTGGCACCAGGGATTCCTTGAATTGCTCCAGCAACAGCACGTGATAAACCGGTGCTAGGTAAATAAATTTGTGCGCATTGTTCATAATCGGTTTGGGCCAATAATCCATTATCCAGTAAGTTTTGACATAATGCTAATCCTTTATCGCGGGTTTCTAATTCATTCATTTCCAGCACACTGTTTGTTTTGATAGTTATCTTATCGCGTGTATGTGTATTCTTTAAGCGATAGTGCTATAATATTTACAGAATAAGTGAGAAATTTAAAACCTAGACCTAGAGCAGATGCACCACTAGGTTAGGCTTCACAGTACCTACTTTTTAGGTATCAATATATAATAAACGGTTGATACAAGTTATATGTCCAGAAATACACAAAATTCAGGGCAACAAAAAGGCGGTGTAAAGCTAGGACAAGGTGGTTTCGGATGTGTTATAAGTCCAGCAATTAGCTGTCGTAAGAAACCATTACCTAAAAACGCAGTTAGTAAAATAACGTATGTTTTACCTGGATATGAAAGTGATTACCAAGATGAGCTACGTATGCTTAATACTATCCGGAAAATCGACCCGCAACAGAAATATTTTGTGTCAGTCAGTGATGAATGCGCACTAGATACACGTTTAATAGCTGCACGCACACCTAAAGATGTAGTAGAAGTGAGTTATGAAGATGACGAATTGGAAACATTCCGGGTTAAACCATCCGAGCCGAAATATATATCTAGGATGAGTGCCAAAGATATTAGTAAGAAATACTGTTTAGTTGATGATTACCTAGAACCGCGGAATCAAGTCCTGGAATTCGGTGGATATTCATTATACCATATAACCCCGGATAAATTTCCTGAATTATATCAATCAATCCGCCGGAATTACAAATCAATTATTAGGAATCTACTGCTAGGATTACAATTATTACATTCTAACCGGATTGCTCACCGGGATATAAAAGAGGATAATATACTCGGAATAATAGTTAATTCTTATAAAAAGAGAACTGCCCATCGTAATCATACCCAGAAAACCCGGATGACACATAAAAACAAACGCCAACCCCAGAAATTGCGTATATCTACGCAGAAAATAAGTAGACCGTTAGTCCGGTATATTGATTTCGGCTTAAGTAATCAAATCCAGCCGAAATGGGATGAAGGTGGAATCCAGAATTTTCACTGGTCAGGGACAGATGGATATATACCTATTGATTTCGTGTTGTTATATTATATGGAGGATTATGTGCGGACATACGGGGTTAATATATTAACAAATGATTATAATAAGCAAAAAATAATTAGTAAAACCCAGGCACGGTATGATAAATCATATAAGCATTTTTATGATGATATACATATTGAACAAAGTTTAATGTCAATTAGTGAAATCGAGAAAACCCCGGTTAACTCATCTAGTATTTATCAGTTCTTGGATTACAATAAAATAAGTAATATTTATGATAAACTAGTTGCTAGTCTAGGTAATGGTTCATTTTATAAGCTAATGAAAACGGATTATGTGGGGTTAGTTTATAAGGCAGATATATTTGCGTTGGGTATAACGTTGGCTTTTCTACGCCGGCATTTCCGATTACAACACGACACTAGGCTTACTGATTTAATATCACAAATGATAAAATTAAACCCTGTATCCCGACCGACTATTAAGGATTGCTTACAACATAAATTTATTAACCACTAGGTTATTTATCTGAAGTTAATTTAGGTTTTATTTTTCTGACTATCAGTAAGGGTTGCTATGCATCTAGGTTAGAAATAATCAAGACACCCAAAAAGCAACCACCAAAAACAAATAATCTCATTTCAACCGGGCTTTAGCATCCTGGAACAGTTTTAATATATTATCAGGCATATGACTGGCGATACTTAATTTATTGCCCATTTCTTCACTAATTGAAAATGTATTATATAATACAAAATTAGGCCGGATTTTTAGTGTTTCCTTTAATGAACTATCCTTAAGAGTCCCCTTAATTGGCGAATATTTAGGTATATAACTATAACTTTTATCACTGGGGTCAGCATCATAAATTGCTAATTGGGTATGATATGCAAAATATAAGGCCATCATAATCCGTTCCGCTAAGCCCAGTTTATAAACGTCGCCTAAATCCACAGGGGATTCAATAGTATTAACAAATAGCCCACGCAAACTCATTCCGGGTGAATTGATATAATCACGTAATTTGGTTTCGCGTTGTTCAACATCCCTCTTTATTTTTTCGCGGCGTTCACGTTCCTCTTGATTAACTGGTGCTGCTTTCTTATTCCCTTTCCCTTTACTTGGTCCAGAACCAATCTGGTTCATATGTTCATTAGTCTTTTCAAAACTGGTGCCACCACCTGTTTGAAACGCAACCGGGATAAGAGGGCAATCCGCTCTAAGACGGTTTATACACTGTTTGACTGCTAAATGGTCTGCCATTGCCTCCCCACATCCTAGCTGACCTCCTATAGCTTCATCCCTGGTATTCATCCAAACCCGGGTATCCAAGCCACCGCCAATTTGGTGTGTGCCCGCAGAACCATTAATATTATCGCGGATACTTAGCGCCATTTCAGCGAATTCATCAGTTCCGACAGCTGGGATATACATGTCGCCATCAGCATTCGTAGGAAATTGCGCAGCTATCCCGCCGCCACCAGCTTGTTTGCTAGGATAAATTTTAATTAGGTTCAGGGCAGTAATCTCTTTTATATTCTGTAGGGCGGATTGGGCAAGTTCCTGAATACCACTTGTAATAGTTTCCATCTTTTTACGATTAATCATATACTGTTTTTCCCAATATGGCTTAATATATTCTGGCTGTTCAACCCATTGTAGGTATAAATTAACCATTGTTAAATGGTCGCCAGCTGGATGTGTGAATTGTCCTAAGATTTTTATAAACCGTTCTTTGAGTTCGGGGTCTTCTTCTTTGCCTTTTGGTGTGAAAAACATATCAGTATAACTGGCACAGGAATTAAGGATAGCGCCCAAGAATAACACTTCCTTAAAAATGCCTAAATAATAACCTATGATTAGTAATCGGGCGATATACATCCCGGCTTTACCGAATCCAGAGCATAATTTACCTAAAGCAGTAGGCCGGCCATAAATATCCACGAAGTCATAATCCAATAAATTCCGCAACCCGACTTTGAGCCCATCTTTATAATTCTGTGGCGGTTCAACCATATTACCTACGAATTCTAAAAGTTTATTAATATCACCAATATGTGGTAGAAGGATAAGTGATAACAGGTCTTCAGTTATATCTTTATGCATGATTTCAGGATCAGGGAACCCAGCTAGGGCATTCCATTGTTGTTCGCTATATACTTTATAACAAATCCCGTCATTATTGCGACCAGTGCGGCCGCAACGCTGTTTAATATTGGCTTTGGCTACTAGGTCTTTGAATTGTTTAGTTCCATAATTAACTGGGTCAAACCAAACATAATTGGCCATACCACCATCAACTACCCATGCCATTGGGTCTCCAAATGTAGTGGAAGATTCAGCAACTGGTGTGCTAATTATTACTTTCAAATCGTATTTTTGACCGTCAGCAGGGATTAATGACAAACCATTTGGTTTTTTAGCAATATTGGCCAACCATTCTTCAGTATCACGAGTTAGAACAATAGTATATGGATGATATTTATATTTACCCTCTGCCCAATTACGGTCGATAGTCTGTTTAATTTTCGCACATTCATTAGCCGAGGTCACGAAGCCTAAAATATCTCGGCCATATTTAAAAAACCTACCTTTTACGCTCATATTACCGGGTCCCATTAATTTTTCCATTTCCACCGGGTCGCTTAATATGGCATCAATCTTTTTTTGGACTTCTTCAACTACTTTCATAGTAGTCACGGGTTTGGGTGAATAAAGGGTTTCTAAATTGAATGTAGTTTTGACACCTTCGGGCATATATAAATTAAATTTATGACCCATACCGAGGCGGTTAAAATACTGGATAAATACTTCTTCATTAACCGTCGCACTCATAAGTATAACCCGGAATTCAGGGCGGCGCTTACATAAATCTACTATAAGTCCTATTAGAATATCAATGTTAGTACTACGCTCGTGGGCTTCGTCAATAAGAATGCCATAATATCCATCTAGGTTAGGATTAGTGCGCATCATCATTGATTTAATAGTACCATCAGTCGCAAATAAAAGTTTAGTGGCTTTGTCGTCTTTCTCCTTTTCAGCACCATATCGCAAGCCAACATAGAAATCCTTTTCGCGTTTTTTGGTTTCACCAGTTATAGGGTCTTTCCATGTTAATGGAACATCCGCGCACAAGGCCGAATATGACCCAGCATCTAGTGTAGTTGCCTGCCGAGGTGTCGTACAAATAATAGCTTTCTCATATCCAAAATAATGGGCTAATAATTTGGGGACCACTACTGTTTTACCCACACCTGTAGTGGCAATTAATAATGTAAATTGATAATTATGAATCCGGCGCAAAATATCAAATCTGTCTTGATATGTTTTTAATCCAGACCAGCCTTTATTTTCACCTTTATCATTCAAATTATAGGCCTCCTGCTTATACTTATCGCTATATGGTTCCCCTGTAAAGGGGTTAGGATATCGCCCCTCTGGGTCTAATATACCATCCGGACGTAATTTTAATGCCATTGCTTGTATTAGTTCTTAGTTTATTACTTATTGGTTTATTTATACCCCTGGATATACTAGGTTAGTTTCCCGTTATCCTAGCTGTGTGTTTTCTAATTTATAATAAGGTTAAAAAAGATAAAAAATAAATTATTATTTTTTTGGATGGGTTGTGATAGTAGTAATTGGGGTTATAAAGATTGTTGCCCAATGGTTGACCCCAGATTTTCTACCGGTTGTTCTTGTGCCGCCGGGTCCATACTTGTGCTAGGTTCTGAACCCCTATTTTTAGCTAAACTATATTTATTGGTTTCCTCATCGAATTTCCACCTGCCTTCCACATCCTCACCCATCTCGTGGAATATCAACCGGCCATATTTATATTTATAGAGATAAGCCATAGTTGCGATATCCCCGACTGCCATAATTATAAACCCGGTGTAAATACTATCGGCATAAACACCTAGAGTTCCGTTCAACCGTAAATTCTGGATGAGAATATAAGCTAGGGTATATAACATCCATCCAAAGAAGAACACGCGGGTATTGCGTTTGCCACTAGGTAATCCGGCTCCCAAAGGCAATAAATAGACTAAATAAAAGAACATATGAGAACAAAAATGTGACGTGGATTTCTTACTAGCTGTGCTAGGCTTGTTATTTTTTTATGGTGTTATAAAACCAGTTAATAAACGCATATTCCAGGAATGTGGGAAAAACAAATTAAACGATGTTCCAAACTATTATTATAAATTATCAAACACTCAACTCCAAAAATGGCAACACAACCAACAAAATCATATTATGTCCCAACTAGGTATGAAGAAACGATGTCCGATTACCCAAATGAAATTGATTTCAAAACCCCCGTTCCAGAAACAGGATTAGTAGTCCTAGCTGAATCGCGGTCAGGTTGTAAGCCTACGCAAGGTCCGGCTCATAATTATCGATTTGCCCTAAACTCATGGCAAATTGAATTAGACAGGGATAATGAAAGAATTATTGTTAATAACCCGGAATATGGCAAGCAGAATATAATAACTGATATCCAATTCCTGGAATACCATGTAGAATACCTAACTACACTTAGCGAATATAATAATATGCATATGGATACCTACACAAAAGGCCGCTTTAGACTATCTGCGGAACTAGCCAAGCTTATCATCGAGATAATAACTAATATTCAAAATGGAACTAGGTTTGACCGTGTTAAATATTCAGCTGCTAATCTAAGTACACAAATAAGCCAAGAATTTATTGAACCGAAAAATAAAACAGAATTCATAATTTTTGACGGTTGGATGTATAGACGGGAAGGAGTTGCTTATAAATTTAATAAATACTTCCCCGAAGTTGTGTTAAAGGATTAGCTAGGAATCATTTGCCCGCCGGAATGTTTATTTATATATTCCTGTTCATATTTTTTGACTTGTGCCTTAGCATATTCCCGGAATGACATTATTTTTTGCCCAGTTTTCTTAATATACCCTGGATTACAATCTTCAGTTGAATGATAATTAATCAATTGGTCGATGGTTTTCTGATAGGGTTTAGGGACAGCGTCGCGGTGGGTATCAATTAGCTCATCTAGGTAATTCAAATGAGACATCGCTATATTCCCGATAATATTATCAGCATCCCCGACATTAACTTCCCCGGATTCTGAGATATACTTGACTTCTTTCTTACCATTCCCCAAATAATAAATATTTTTATTGCGGTCATCCTTATAAATATGGTCCAATAAACAATCAAAAGCAGTGAAAATCCGGCCGACTATTTCGACTTTGGCTTCTTCTGTTAAATGGTCTTTTGCTTCCTGAGTAATACAATTAATTGCGACATTGAATATTTGCCGGTTATCATTAATAACATTATTGGACCCGATAATCCCGTTATTCACTAGGATGTTATTATATTCGCTGAGTATATTCCGGGCTGCGTCGACTTGTTGTTTGAGTTGTAGTTCCTTAGATGTCTTACAGTTATTGGATTGATGCCGGCGCATATTCTTTTTCAAAAGCCGTAAACCGCAATTTGCGCATTCTGAATATTTAGGGTCATTTAATACTTCGGCTACTTCAACAAGTGAATTATCTGTTGATATCCTAGCTGTGGGTTGTTGTGTTATTCCATCTCTGCAAGCGCCGGCCATATTAATAAGTTGGCGCCTGGATTTCAAGATTGGATTATATCCTACCTCAATCTGCTGGTGCAGTTGTTCATCTAGGTTAATATCTAATACTTCAGCAGAAACAGACCTAATAACCAATTGGGCTTGGCATTTATATTTGACATAATGGCTCTTATAGTTTTTGAACATCCTATATGATTTCCCGCAATGGCAAGTATAACTTCCGGGTTCTTGGTCTACTATCTGTCCATCAACTGAACCAGTAGTTTTATCTGATTCACTGCTGTGGTTATATGTATCACTAGCACGTGGTTGGATAATAATGCTCGATATGTCGAGCTCTGACTGAATTTCAAGTGCTGACATATTAGTATTAGTTGCTTTTCTGGTTTTGTTCTTATTCTTATTCCTATTCTCTAATAATTTAAATTATTTTTCTCTTGGCAAATTACACGCATTTACCCAAACTTATAAGAGCATTACCCACTATCGCATTTTACACATTATGTAATCTACGGTCAATTACCCACACTAACCAGTCAATTACCCTGATTGTCTCCCAGTGTCTCCCAAAGTCTCCCAACCATTTTACACCAATTTACCTTGTTTCTTACCAACCTTTACCCAACACTGTCTCCCAAGTTGGGAGACACTATTTTGGCCTAGTTTTCCTATTTTCCGGATTTTCTGGATTTTCCTGATTTTACTAGGATTTGTCAGGAAAAACTTTGAGTGTGTCTCCTAGGGTATTCTGGTGTGTTTTGTGTTTCATGTGTGATGACTCCAGGTAATTTTCTTATAGCTTTACCCATTCTGCTCGATCCTTTACCCAACTTGTTTTTACACGAAAACGCATTTTTCAATACTTCTGAACATTCTCTCACTCAACGCGAAAATCTGCTAGTGTCTCCGTGTATTTTTACACCAGTTTAGGGACCTTTTTACGAACCTTTACCCAACAGTGTCTCCGTGTTTTTTTGAAAAGTCTCCTGGGTAAAGGTTGGTCTAATTTTTTAAAAACGTATGATTTTTGAAAAAAAAAAACGAAAAATTCTCCGTAATTTTTCATATATATATCAAAAAATGCGTTCATGACAAATTTTTGCGGACGATTCGTAAAAATCAGACGGTCAAAAATCCACGAATTTTTACTTTATTTTTATCGTGGGCAGTTTTTGGAAAAAGTCTCGACACCAAAAAAACAAAATTTGTCAGCATTTTACAGCATTTTTGAAAGTTTGTGCCAGTTAAATTATTTTTACAGTAATTGTCAAAAAATGGCGATTTAAGCTGTATAAAGTGCTCGAATCGTCAAAACCGGATTTTGTGCACTCGCTATGTTTTACATGAGCTTAAAAAAGGTATTTCCCGAATCTTTAATCAATATTTCAAGACATCAATTTTTAGGCCCAAAAACTATGCTTAGGTTGGACCCTTCATGACCCCAAAAGTCGGCAAAATCATAAAATCCAATAAATTATAAAACAATACTCAATTACGCAATAACACAACCAAAACGCATTATACATTGCCTAACCTAGATGCTGAGACTTTTTGGTCATGACCCCCATGAATAGGCGTGTCCAAAAAACCGTAAATTTTTCCCACGGTAAAAATAAACAAAATAAAGCTGTAATAGCCTAAAAAAACCACGAACATGATTTGGATTTGCGCCAAGAGATTATTTAAACTCCACCTAAATTATAAATGCCGGACCCACCGTTTGCGCCCGGAAAATAACTCCATGAAGTCAGGCATTTTTCACTAGTTCCAACATAATTCACGGTCAAAAAATCATAACATCGCAAAATAGTTAAAGTCATATACTTCCAAAAAACTTGGTAAAAATAAAATATGAATATTTAATGGTTTAGTGTCATACCTATTATAACTAATGATTATTAGTATTGGTTTTTGCTAATGAATTATTAACAAAATAAATTGGCGATATTTAATATAAAAATAGCAGTTCAAACCGTATTATTGGTTTAACGCGTAAATATATTGATATACTAAATAAAAAAGTATAACATATATTACTATATTTGAAATTTCCAAAATTACTAATAATGAATACTGATTTACATAGCTTACCAAGAATATGTGTAAATATATAGGCTAAAACCAAAATATAGTTTCCGTAGTTTCTTGCGGCGCAACAATTAATATATTATCTCGGCATTTATATTATTTGCTATTAACATCTCAAAAAATATGGTATATTCCTTTAAGTTATACTGGTAATTATAATTAGTAAAAATATAATATAATATCGCTGGTTCTTAAACACAACTATAAAGATGCGCTCTAATTATCTAAGAAAAGAATACATAGAATTAAAAGGTTAATAAACATAAGCGGATGAATAACCATTACAGAAATTGGAATATACATAACATAAATTCCACAATGTGGTTAGTTAAATAATAAATAAAACAATATTATAAAACTCTGCTTTTTACTACACAGCTTATTTTTCAAACATTAATAAAATGTAATATCGAATAACATAAAAATAAAATATATGCCAATAGATTTATATAAAATTAGTATTTCTTTTTAACAAATTAGCATACCTAAAAATCAACAAAAGTCAGTAAAATCGGTATTATATTTATCCCAACTATAGCTGCCATTTTTTTTTAGGCGGCTAGACCTGCGTGGAAAGTTGGGAATAGGTTGTTCTTGTAAGCCAAGAGATTCAGCTACGGAACTTTCATTATCTGTTGGCAAACTAGATTGCGGATGATATGGTGAGTTTGGCGAGGCTCTAGTTATTTTAGTATTAGCAATGCTAGGCTCACAAATATTCTCCACATATGGGTCAGATTCGTGCTCAATACAAAACCTAATTCCAGCATTATAAGATTCATCACTAATCAAATTTTGACAAGCAGTTCCATATACACAACCATCCTCGATATAAACATCCTCTGGGTAGGTATCCAGAAATTTGTCGGATTCAAGTTCAAGGCGATAAAGCCGGTATTTATTTAACCTAGCACAGCATTGATGGTTGTGGCTGAACGCCTCCGACGAACCAGTGCTAGGCAACTGGCGCTTATAATAGTTAGGGTCATAGTCAGAATAATAATCGAACCCTTCCCATTCATCCTTTTTCTCGAGGCTGCCTGTGTAATAACCTTTATTACTAAATACGATATCCGAGTCATCGTCTTTCGCGGGGCTATGAATTTCAGGCCGGGGTTGCCGGATATCTTCAATCCCGACATCATTAATATGTTCAGAACATAGGTAGTTTCCCTTATCTGCTGATGATTGGCTCACCTTATTAATACAGGGTTTCCCAAACACAAATCCACCTTCAATATAGGTATCTGGCGGGTAGGTCTTAACAAAATCTTTGTCCAAATCAGCAATCCGGTATTTCATATATTTCGATAACCTAGCACAACATTGGAACTCGCTTAGTGTTTCGGCTGGCTGTTGGTCCAGTTGTGTTTTTTCGTTCGTGCCGTGTGTCATCTCACTAATATATTCTGACAATGATTGCCACGCGTCTTCTTTTTCATCATCAACCGTAGGAACATTAACAGCATCCATACCTTGATATTCGCCGTCTGATGAATCCTCAACATACGTATTATTATACCTTGAATATTTCTCGGTATAATTCCGTAGAAAATCATCATAATTCGAATGATTGGTTAGTGTCCTAGAACCCCAATATTTACGGGTTTCGTGTGCAGCATTTGAATAACAAGGTGGTTGCTGCTGCTGCTGAATAGGAGGCACAACTGGCCAAATAGTCTTGGTATCATTCAATTCCAGTGCTGCAAATCCGGCTAATTCATTTTCCTTTTGGGTAAGCTCAGTGTTCGTAGTGGAACCATCATTAGACGCCCACCTATTACTAACGCTAGGTTGGGTAATATCTCCTTTAATCATCGATTGTACAGGAACCGCCGTCGAAATACCATTAACAATCCCATTAAAAGTAGTAGTGTGGTAAATCTGGACATTCATTAGAAATGTTTGTAGAATTGGAATTAAATCCGCAGAAACCATTGTCCTGTCAATCGGCACGGTAGAATTAGGTTCGGGGCCCGGGTTAGACGGTTCCACCAGATTAATAATTTTCCCAATTGTTTCATTGAAAATTTCTTGGATTCTGGTTTGCGTTGTGGAAGTAGTCATCACAATTATTTTATTCGGGTTGAATGTATAATCAAGTATTAGTTGATAAGAAGAGGATAATTAGAATTCCTAGATATGAAAAATGGAAAAACAATTTTTACTAACAGGATAAATATCAAGATGCCAAAATCAATGATTAGTCTCAAGAACTACCAATAATAACGTATTGGTATACGGCCAATAACAATGCGACCTGGAATGTACGGCTTTGGTATTGAGACAAAGTTAAGCTAATCGGCGCACCATCAACAGAAACAGCACAATTTATTGGCATACCGGTGCTATTCATATTCTTAATAACAAGTATTTTACCCAAATCACTTGCGCTCGGGGTTGGTAATGTTATACCGCTAGCGCCAATATCCGCTAAAATGGTATAGTCAGTTGCCAAACTAATATCATCTGCTGTAGTCTGTCTAATTGGCCTAGCACTACGACCAATATAATCCACAACCGGTAAGAATCCACTGCCACTTGCTGCGCGAATTTCCAGATTAGAACCATCATTGCTGGCTCGCAACCCAGGTGCAGCGCTTGGATTAACTGATGAACTTATATTAGCCCCGAATGCCAAAACGCCTTTAATAGCAGTATTACCGCTAACATCCAAATGGAATGAAGTATCCGCATCACTAAAACTGGTATTACCAATTCCGACTAACCCGTATTTATTAACAATCATACCCGGATAATGAAGACTATATGGCCTATTGGTGAGAGCTGCTAATGGCGCATTAGTATCGGTAAGTTGTATATTACTAGTCCCAATAGGAACACCACCAACGCCACTTACAATAATAGGGTCGGTGATATTTGATAGGGGGTAAGCGGTTAAACTAGAACCATCATAAACAACAAATGAACCACCACGTAATAAGTAGTTATTAATACCTGGTGCTGTTGTCGATATAATATCAGCGACATTGATATTGCCACCGCCTGTAGTCGCATTAATGGCCGCCGTGAATACTTTATATTGGTCATCAATACACCGGGGCGATACCTGGAAAACACCGTGAGGGCGCTGACTATGAACCCCCACAAATCCATTGGATGTTATACAGAACCGGCCTAGACTTTGCGGGTCAGCAATATTATCTTTATCGGCAAATGTTCCGGTATATAATGGTTCTTCAGTTGCCACGAAGAAATCAATACGCCCACACGCCTTAGACCCAGTGCTCGGCGATGGGTAATCTTGGCTAGCCTTGAGTTTGATTAATTCATTATTGTGATTGGCAGCTAGGGCTTCATTGTAAAATAACATATCAATGCTATCACCGAAGACTTTAGCCGCCGCCGATTGTTTATTAACAAATGTTAATGTCAGTGGGTCGCTAGCATAAGACTGTATATTCAATACCCCTTTGGCTATTCCCGCCGCTAATGGCGACCCATCGCCCACAAACATCGCGCTGTTAGATAACCCTAGCACACAGACTAACCCACTATCACTAACCACATCAGTGCTAGGGTTATCATTAACCAGAAACTCCATTTTACTAGCATATCGCCCTGCACCACTAAGTGATGTTTTAACCAGGCCTTGTAATACATCGGCTTGCGACACGGTATTTGCGGTTTTGAAATAGATTTTATTAGCCCGGTCGCCGGCTGTTGCGGCAGCAATATCACTAGTATTAGTATTATGTAGAGTGAGCCCATTTTTGTTCTCATCTTCACCTGACCCACGGATTTCTACCCTAGTGGGATTAGTTGTCGACCGCCGTGAGCCAATTATTAAATCGCCAAAACTATTCATTGTCATCTTTAAATCCTGGTTTTCATCCCGGGCACTGAAAATCCCCGGGAAAATGGTCACATTATCAAAAGTGGTATTACTCGTGCTAACTATTAGACTTGGTGGCGGGCGGTCAATTGTTAGAACGGTATTATTACTAATACTAACAACCTGATAAAGATTGCTGGTTATATCACTTATTTCAGCACCTTCAGCAATGAGGATATTATCACCTTGTGAGACTTCAGTTAAAAATTGCGTCCCTGAACCATAAACTGTTGATTCACCTGGGTTTTTGAAATAAAGTGCGCCACTAAGTATCCTAGATGTATTATTACGGAACTGCGCACCCAACAAGCAGCCGGTGTCATCTAATACTAGGCCGGCACCAGTGTCTGAAAATGTGGAATTAGTGCCTAAAGTCTGGATTAGTAAACTGGCACGCTGTTCGGCACCATATGAATACAACCTGTCAATTTCACTTGCGCTCAAATGGGTTTTATAAAATCGCAATTCATCCATCATACCATTATAAAAGAGCCCATTCCCACCGACATTGGAACCAATAAATGTTTGTTTGAACCCGGTATTAGTTGTTGCCTTAGCTATAGTTATCTTAGGCGTTATACTCTGTGATTTAACTAATTGACCATCAATCCAAATATTGGCCATATTACTGGTTGCGGAGCCATAATAATCCCAGACTACATGGTGCCATTGTTCATCCCCGATTGTACTCACGGGCGATGCAACATCAATAACCGAACCATTAGTAAGTCGGAATACTGGATAAAGATTAGAACCACCAGCTAGGACATCATTGCGTAATAATAATTGGAAGGCACCACTTGAACCATCCGTGCCACCGACTGGTTCGGAACCAATACTAACTATCCCAACATTGCTATTACTAAATGATGTTCCCACAGTTTGAAGCCACGTGCTAATAGCAAATGACCCATCACCCATAGAGGGAATAGTCTGAGGATATGGCGAGCTGACATCACCGGTTCCATTAATAACTACATAATTATTCTGCGCATAACCATCAAACCGCAGGCCATTATTAATTTTCCCGGTTTGCCAACAGGTTTCGGCGTCAAAACCAATTAAAATCCCTGATTGTGTTTGGTTATTAATCAACCCTGAGTTAATATTGGACAAATCAGCTGATACATTGGATTGAATATTATATGCGCTAGTATTGCGTGCTGCCAATGTCCCCGCGGTTTCATCAAATTTGAAATAAGATATTAGTTTATCGGCCTGTGGGTTCAAATCCTGATAGTAATCGCTATATTTGACTTTAATTCGAGCCAAATCCGTCCCGGCGCCATCTGTGAAGCGGATTTGGTGTTTATCTTCAATAGTATTAATACCTTGACTAGGTGTTTGTAATATCATACTGGCTGTTTGTGTATCGCTAGGGTTAGCACTTGGTAGCGCAGCAACATGTAATGTCGCTTCAGGGGCGGTTGTTCCTAGACCCAATTGGCCATCGTGAGATACTACAAATTCGGCGGTCTGATTATTGATATGAAGCAAATAACTATATGACCCCGATAATTCTTGTTGGATAGCGGTATTACTTAAATCTACTGCGGATTGCCCGAATGCCATAGAATAACCTAATACCCCGCCTTGTGTGCTAACTAGGGTGCTAACAAATGGGTCAGTCTGGCGTTGGCCAAGCGCATTTTGGGCATATAATTTCTCGCCACCGACTAATTGTCCCAATGGAAGACTAACCCGTTGTGAATATACATGTGGCAAACTACCAGATTCCCAAGCAACTATACATTCATCGCTGCCATTGGTTTTAACATGGGTTAATGGCCGATAGGCATAAAAATTGGGTTGTGTCCGGCGCACAAAATTAATGGGTGATAACCCGGCCGCATCAGACGGTAGGTTGATACGTTCAGAATCCACTACTAGGTCGCCTGAATTAATTTGCCGACGGAATAGTTCATCAGCTTCAGCAGTTGGGTTGCCTATAAGGGTCGCTGTTCCATAACTTACCAATTGAATATTCTTGGGGTCAGTGCTCAGAGTTATATTAGCAGTATGTTGAATAAATGCGTTAGCACTAGTGGAAATGGAAGCGGCTTTTTCAATAAGGTACCCATCCTGACTAACTAGTGATAATTGTTCGCCTTGAATGAAGTTAAGATATACATTACTAAGGTTGAGGACCTTGGAATTATTTGGTAGGGTGGTTATAGAATTCAAGCGGCCGAATGCCTGGCTACTTAGGCCATAAACATTAACCCCGGCGGGGACGGATGCGCTAGGAATAGCCGATGAATAATTGGTGCTAAATGCGACAACAAACCCACCAGTTAATTTGGCCAATCCGTCAGGCATAGGTGCGCAGCTAGGCAACCCATCTGATAATGACAAGTCCTGGTCATTTTGGCTATTAAAGAACCCGGTTGTGGTTATATTACTTTCTGTGCTAGCATTAGATAAATCGGAGTTGAACACCCGATATTTAAGTTGGTAGCGTGGGTCATTCTCGAAAGTCTGTGCTAGGTATGTTGCGACAAACCCACCAGGTGCTGCGATATCATTACGACTGAGCCCGCATACATAAGGGTATACATGGCTTTTAGTGGGGTCGTGCGTAGTTATTTCAATAGGCGAACCAACTGAGTAAAAACCACCTGCTGGATTACGGTTAATTGGTGTATAATGCATGGTATAAATATTAGAAGTTGATGCGGTTCCAGCAGTATTATATGCTATGATATAACCATTAGAATAGCTACATACGCGCGGGTTCATACAGAATGGATGATTATCCGGTTTTGGCAGCAAACTATCATTAACTACAGTATCAGTTCCATTATTATAAATACGGAACCTGATAGAATTACCAGTATTTGTAGAACCTTCTTGACTTGTCCAGACAACTATATATTCATCACTTTGCGGGTCATTAGATTTAACACAATGTGGTTGGAATTGATTATAAATAACAGGTTCGCCACCAGGACCAAAACTGGGGTCGCGATTGATTTTAAAACTCTCGCCTAGTTTATCGCCATTTGCTGTAAAATAATTGCCGTAAATATGTGTATTACCGGTTAATTGGTCAACGCTTTCATATACTATAACATAGCCACCCGTATTGATTTCAGTAGATGCGGGGTTCTGTTGGAAGCCTAGAATACCAGTATTAGCAGTTGCCCCACTGACAATTAAATTGTCATTAACCAATAAGGGTGCGTTGAAATTACTAACTAATTGTAATCGGGCATCACCACCTTCGGTTCCAACACAAAGTGAGCCATCCGCCGCAACTCGTAAGCGTTCGGTCCCACCTGTTTTAATTACAAAATCATTATTAGTATCAGTACCAATATATCCAGTATATGCTGACATTGAAACCATTGTATCAGTGGATTGAAGAACTTGAGTGTCGGAAAGAGTGATTTTAACCGGCGAACCTTCTGTAGTTGGCCCAATCAGTATAGGCTGATTATTATTGGTATAAATGCCACCAAATACCAGACCAGATGTGGTATTAACCGTCGCATTACCGGTGCTAGGATAAACATTACTATTAACAATCGCACTTACTTTGGCATAAATAGTCCAATTATCACCCACCGAACTAATAGTCGCCGAATTGAAAGTAATATAAATACCAGTGGGCAACCCGGCCGAAAACCCGCCGATATTCAAAGGGTACCGCTGTCCAACTGCTAATTTAACCGGGACGAATGTTTCCTGCCAATTCGCACCACCATCCGCTGACCAGCGGAATGTATCACTATCTCGCCCGCCGCCATTTTCGCTATCAATCTGTACTATTACTGTCATATCATGCGAGCCTAGATATACCCCACCTGCGGTCAGTGTTGCTAATCCAGTATTCCGGACAGGCGGCAATATAACTGTTCCAATATCCTGGATAACTGAAATACTACCGTTTGTTTGTTGAATTAACCGGCGCCCGACATCATTATAGGTAAATTCCGGGCCTGATAACCTTATAATTAATGACCCGTGTTGATAAGCGGTATATTTCTGATAAACCGCCGCACTACTATTGGCGGAATATACACCAAAAGTCGTGCTAACATCACGCGAACCATCGGGATTGGTATAATTTACCCGGAATTCAGGGGAAATATCAGCATTGGCCGAATATACTAACATACCATTACGGCCATCAACACTACTGGCTTCAGTTGAGATTTTCAATTCGGTTTTGTATCCAAATTCAGTTGCTGTATCTCCAATAATTAAATTTCCACCATTGTCCATAACTATACACTGTGTTGGGTCATTGTTGGCACTCATAAGCTTGATTTCGCCGTCAATTGATTTAAGGGTAATATTATCGGTTGCGACTACTTGAAAATCGCTAGTGAGAATATTAACATTAAGATTGCTTTCAAGTGTTATATTACCGGTTGTATTACTACCTAGATAAATATCACTATTACCACTCGCTGCAATAGTTATCCCGCCAGTGGTATTCAATATAATACCGCCATTACCACTCTCTAATGTAATACCACCACCTGTGGAATTAGAGGCAATTAGGCTAATGGCAGTATTACCAGGGTAGCCGGCATCTAGGATAATATTCCCGGTATCCGCTTGGGTAATTATATCGCCGTTGGTAGATACCACAAATTGGTCTCCGCCACTTTTAGTGTAAATACTATCCCTAGCCTTATTATTAATAGTAGTCGCACTTAACAAATAATTATTCCGTTGTAGACTGTGTGCTACTGAATTTCCAGTAATAATGCCTAGCCCATTATGGATTATAGGCGCATATGTATTATTTGGCAGAGCGGATGACATATATATTTTAATTTTATATTTGTCAGTCTGTTTTGCTTTAACCTTTATTTAAAAACAATAAATAATTAATTTTACACAAATTTAACCAGTGTCTAATATTTGTTATCCTCTAAAAGCCTATGTCATATTATAAATGACATGCCTTTTATTGAGGAACTCAGCCGCGCCGGCGCTGCTTTCTTTTAAGGCTCGCTAGCGAGCCGGAACTCACCTTACAACCGGCGGATTTTGAGATAAACTCAAAATCTAAGCCGGTTTTGTAAGGATGCGGGGTTATTATCAGGTTAATAAAACCTAATAATAAATTAAAACGGGTGGCACATTTGCTAAAGGACGCATATAACCTAATAATCAACTAGGAAAAATAAACAAACCGAAATAATATGCCTAGCGGAGCTTTATTAGATTTAGTAGCGCACGGTGTTCAAGATATATACCTAATCGGTAATCCAGAGATGACATTTTTTAAGGCAGTATATAAGCGGCATTCCAATTTCGCAATGGAAAGTATTCTTGGAACATTGGATGGTACACCGGATTTCGGGCAGCGGTTAGTATGTAAAGTCCCCAGGTCAGGCGATTTGTTAAGTACTATTATTTTGGAGGCTGATTTGCCACTACTCACGACAACTACACCTGGTGATGATGAACATAGTATACAATATATACCTAATGTCGGCTATTCACTTATCCAATATGTGGAATTACGAATTGGTGGGCAACAGATTGACCGGCAATATGGTGAATGGATGTATATATGGAATGAATTGACTAAATCAGATGAAAAGAAACGTGCCCTAGATGTTATGGTCCGGGCTAATCCTACTAACGGTCCAATGACCCTTATGATTCCCTTGGAATTCTGGTTCTGCCGCAATATTGGTAATAGTCTTCCCCTAGTTGCGCTACAATATCACGATGTGGAAATTGAATTCCAACTCCGGCCATTTGACCAATTATATTATTTCGGGCCAACTCGGTATTATGACTTGACTTATGATGCAGCGTCTTCTTCAGCAGGCGACCAACGGTATATCCGCACAAATGGTCTATTATTCTCACCTAGTGTGAGTGGGAAAATACTGAATTATTCGGCAACCACTGGGTCGCAAACAATAACTTATATTGACCCTGATACTATATCACTCCCTGCTCAAATTCCATCAGGAGCCACTACTCGCACATATATAACCCCAAATCTTACCCTAGCAGGAACACCATCTCTACAAGGATTGCGAATCTTTTTGGATTATATATATCTTGATACATATGAACGTAAATGGTTCGCCAAATCCACTCATCGATATTTGATTGAACAAACCCAATTCAGCGGCGGGCAAGGAATTACAAATGTTCAGACCAGTGTTAATATTCCGTTGGCTTTTAACTTGCCTGTTAAGGAGTTATTTTGGGTGGCGCAAACTACTGAAAATCTAGCACTTAAACAGTTGATGAATTTCACTAGCACTCCTGACCCATATTATGAATTGGCACAGGATGATGTATTTGACTTGACTATCCAGTATAACGGCTCACAGCGTTTTACCCCAAGACGCGGCATTTATTTCCGGTTATTACATCCTTATCAACATCACACTAACCCGGTCCCCGATAAATATATTTATTGTTATTCATTTGCTCTCAGGCCAGAAGAATTACAACCTAGCGGTGCAAGTAATTACAGTCGGATTGATAATGTTAGCTTCGTGGTTAATCTTAGGGCCGGACACCGAGATGAAGAATTCCGTATATATGGGTTGAATTATAACGTCCTCAGGGTTATGAATGGTATGGGTGGTGTCGCATTTACTACTTAATATTGATAGTTCCGACGGTATATTATTTTTTGTATCCTCTAAAAAACAAAAAATAAAAAAAAGAGCATGTGTGGGACTGAATCCCGGTGGGACTGAATCCCGGTGGGACTGAATCCCGGTGGGACTGAATCCCGGTGGGACTGAATCCCGGTGGTCTTCGGTTTTAGGCAGGGCCAAAGAAGACAGTATGTTTATTAGAGTGAGATTTCGTTTCTCACAATCGGCAGCAAGTTTTGAACCCTGCATGCTGACGATTAGACATTTTGACAGTGCGCGAGGGCAAAGTCATGGCGTCGTAGTCCGTGTTTGTGTTCCGGTGATAAGCCGAAACTTCAGCTAAGGCAGGTTGTCTCCGCCTGACGATTTTTAACAGTGCACGAGGGCAAAGTTATGGCTCGTTCGCCGTGTTTTGTTCTACCGGTGAGGGCAAAACTTCAGCTAAGGCAGGATGTCTCCGCCGGACGATTTTCGGTTAGTGCACTGACGTGCGCAGACCAGGCATCATTTGCCAATCCACAGATTGTCAGCATTGCTTATCAGGCATTGCTAGTAGGCTCCATGGGGCCAAAATTTATATATCAGTTTATTACTAACAATTTTTGTCATTTTCACCTTTTTTGCCATTTTTTTCGATATTTCATTAACCATTAATTTTAAGACTAATCGACACTAATTAAAGCAGTGCTAGGTTTAAATTTTCGTTATAAATTATTAGTTGTATATCAAACATCGCTTATTAATCTATTGGAATTTTTTTGCTATCACCATTAATAACCTGTAATGACAACTGATGACCTAGCACCGCGACCTGAGCCATCCCTTTTCGGATTTATTAAAACTAAATTGCCGGAATGTTTGGGTGGCTCTTGCTCATCACAACAACCAGAACAACCCGGGCTCCTATCACAACAAATCCTTTCAGGGGATAGGATAGCTAACCTAGCACAAGAAGGATTCATGGCAGCAACCATGCCATCCACTAGCTCGGGAACAAATCAAGAGCTAGGACAACAACCCGATGAAAATAAAGCCCGGGAGACAACCTATAATCCGACTCTTTACACCGAATTAGAGTTCTATAAAAGTAATGACCCTACCGGTCAAACGCCAACAATATTCGATATTATTTCGGCACCGGCACAATCCATAACCGGCCGTGAATATTTACGGCAAATAACAGCTAGGCCAACTACTAACCTAGAAGTGCTTTATTCCAGGCAACATACTACTGCATTTATGGGACAATCGCCACACGCCGCTGAAATTCAACAGGTGCTCCAGAAATTCAAAGAAGATGAACCTGAGCTATATTGGCTATTAGATAAGAAAACCCCGGAAATGCGGGAAGTCCTAGATATTATATTTTTCACCAAATCGTGGAACAAAGCCTTGAATAAAAACACCGGATTTATAACAGCATATTTTTATTTCATTATGATTTTTAACCCGCTGTGGGGCCTAGCTGGACCACTCGTACTGCTTTTAATCCCATTCTTAGTTAGCCGGTATATGATGGGTGTCCCAATTCCATTCACTACTTATATCCAAACGCTGAAATCAACACTATTCGGGGATAAGTTCTTCAGTATGTTAATCATGGGCCGGCAAATATTTAATACACTATCAGGCGGCGGCACGACTGGAGAGGATAACCCCAATCTTAATCCAAGTACTAGGATGCGGAATGCTCTAATTAATAAAGGATTTGACCTAATAACAAGTGAATTTGGCCGGTGGCTATACCTAGCGGTGGTCCTGGGTGGGTATCTCTGGACAATTTATAATCAAATCGTTGTATCATACAACTTTAACAAACTTATAAATTTTATCCATGACCGATTAAATAAATTCCGCAGGTTATTGGATGCGTGTAAAGCAATAATAAGATTGTGCGACCGAGCTGACCATACCGGGCTTCGGTGTCCAGAATTCAGTCGTTTGGCCTCATCGTGTATCCAACTCCTTAATACTCACCCAGTCGTCCAATTTATTGCTACTGACCCCGTTTTCCAGCAAGAACCGGGTTTTTTTACTAATAAGGGCGCTATTATTAAAGCCTTTTATATGCTTGAGTTAGAAACAAGTCCTCCAGCAAGCCAAATGATTATTCGGCCATTTATCCGGCTTCTAGGTTATATAGATGGTTGGCACGCATTGTCGGTTCTTACAGGTCCTGTTCCACAGTCCAAGGGTATTATAATATCATCTGCTAAATATGACCCGGCTAGTACACAGCCTATGATTAGCCTAGTGGAGGAATATAGCCCAGTTTGCGAAGGATGTGTGCCCAATTCTGTTAATATGGGTTCCCAGCAACCAACAAGTGATTCTGAGACCGAACACCAGTCAGCGGCCACGAATAATATTTTATTAACCGGGCCGAATGGCAGTGGTAAATCGACATTTTTGAAGAGTGTTATGACTAATATCATCCTAGCACAGACTTTGGGGATAGCATTCGCTAGGGAAATCCGGCTCACACCGTTCCAATACTTATCAACATATTTGAATATCCCAGATTGCCAAGGCCGTGAATCCTTGTTTCAGGCCGAAATGACCCGTTGCCATGAGCATTTAACTAAATTACGGGACCTAGAACAGCAACCGGAACGGCAAGGGTTCAGTTTCAATATTATGGATGAAATATTCGTTAGCACAAATTATTTGGAAGGTATGAGTGGTGCTTATGCGGTTATCAAACATCTAGGCACCTTGAAAAATAGTTGCCATATTATAACAACGCATTTTGATAAACTAGTTAGCCCAGACAACACGCACCAAAGCCTAGCGCAGCAACAGACTACTATCCCCGGATATACTAATAAATATTTCAAGATTGAGATGCTAGGTGAATCGGCCGACGACCAGCCGGAAATCCATAAAGATTACATACTCCGAGATGGTGTTAATGACAAACACCTGGCTTTACACCTGTTGAAACTGCGTGGTTTTGATACGGAATTAGTTAATGATGCCCGTGAAATGTATAGTCAGTTAACATCTTCGTCGAGCGATTTAACACATACTACTAATATTACAAATACTACTTATACTACAGATACTACTAATACTACTAATACTACAGATACTACTAATACTACTAATATAGACCTAACAGAGCAAATATCTGAATCTAACCCTGAACTTAACCCCAAATCTAATGAAATCACTACACCCGAACCGCAACCTATAGAAATATCTTCAACTGATGATGAAATAAACCAAATAATAGATGATATTAAAAAAAATATACCGATTACTACAATTGAATCACAAAATTAGAAACCCAATAAAAAAAATAATAAAATCTAATCAAAAATAAAAAAATCTAATCAAAATAAAAAACAGAGTTTATAGTAAAATAATATAAATGTTTAAAAACCCTATAAAACGCATTGGATTGCTTAAAACTTTAAAAAAAACGGCCAAAAAAATTACTTCTGGTTTATTTCATGGTAAAAAGAATGAATATGAACTAATGACACCGATAAATGAACCTATAAGTAATATTGCTACACCAAATAGAAATTCATCCAAAATATCACTCGAGCAAAATGTGAACCAATTATCATCAAGTAGCACAGATACACATTTTATAACCGCAATGTCATTTAATATTGGCGACGCTAATATAACAACAAGGAACCCCAATTTTACAGCAAATAACCGGCAAGATAGTTTACTAAATGAAAATATTTTTGTTAAAATATTACATAAACATTTAGAAACAGACACAGCTTTGCCGGATATATTAATACTTGGTCTACAGGAAGTCCCGTCAAATAGAGTAGGTAAGATACAACAAGAATTTGAAGATGAATTAATAAAATTAAATACTAACCCTATAGAAAATAATAGCAAAATTGTCAGCAAAAAATATAGATTTATAGACATAGATAACCATAAAAAATACATAACTGTATGTAGATTTAATTATAATATTTTAACAATGGTTATGGTATCAGAAAATATAAAAGACCCAGAAATAGATACGGATGAAACGATAACCTATTGTCCTACATCAATTAAAAGTGGAAAATTAGGAACGAAAGGGTTTGCAGTTATTAAATTAAAATATAAATTATATTCGCAAGATGCTAGACAAGAACCACCTTTATATATTGTTAATCTACACGCACCATTCAAATCAAATGAGAAAACAAAAGAGTTTTTTGACATATTATTTAGTAAATTATCTGGTGTGCCATACTCATCAAATAATATAATTATTATGGGCGATTACAATAGCCGTTCTTTAATATCGAATGCCCGTGAATATGTAAAAGATATTCCGCCGGAATTGTGCGAATTTAATTCGGGGTCATCAACCAATAATATGACTCAACGTGATAATTACTGTAATATTAAGACGGCTTTAGAAGATTTACCTCTTAATAACCGAACTAAATTATATGGTCAAGTCGCAAATGCTGATAATACAGCTGGACTTAGACGCCGTGATGAATTAGTTGCTAATAACACATTTAGTAAATTAATTAAAGACAATACTAATTCAGTATATAGCTTATTAAAAGAATACCCTATTACATTTTTACCCACTTACAAACGAAAAACTCAAAAACAGTTAAAACAACAATTAAAGAAAAACATTACATATCACACATATAATACTGCTAAGTCTAATAATTTATTACGGGATGTTGGACAATTTAGTTTAGAAAAAGGTGCTAATCTGGAAAAACAGTTTAGATTACCTGGTTATGCCGATAGAATAACTGTTATTGGGGACCGGATAAGATTATTAGCAGAACACAACTTGTATTCTTCTATACCTGTATTTGGAAATGACCATATACCAGTTGTTAGCACATTTGAAGTAATATAATTTTTCCCGTGTATTTTTTGTTATCATTAATAAAACATATCCTTACTAAACCGGCAAGGATTTTGAGATAACCCAAAATCCAAGCCGGTTAAGTAAGGATAGCCAGCAAACTTATTAAATTCTGTCTTGAATGGGTATCCGAAACTCGCCCGGAATTACCAGCACTTTACCTTAACTGTCAACAAAAAATAATGCCATATTACCAATTGCGCGGATGGCAATTATCCGGCGTCGATACTGGATTAGATGATTGGCACGAAATGTTCCATCCAGTTTAACCACCTAATCTTAACGATTAGAACTTGAGTTTGAAAGCCAATTTTTTAACTGGTTCCTGATGGGTAATAGGTTTTTGTTTTGTTGTCTCATTTATTTCGGTTGTGGTATTCTGAGATGGGCTTGGTTCTGAGCTTGTGGTATTATCAGCCGGTTGGATTTCAGCCGGTTGGATTTCAGCCGGTTGGATTTCATTAGATTCAACTGTTGAAGAATTAGTGGTGCTAGGACTACTTGTTGTCGTCTTAGCATCAGCTTCTTGCGTAGCGATAGGTGTTGCGGTTGGCGATTTCTTTTTCTTACTTACCGTTTTCTTGGTGCTAAGTGTAATCAGTTTATCAGGCTCTGGGATATCGGGATTAAGACCTAGCATAAACATACTAAGATAAATAGCTGCTTCATTTGTAATTGTAATACCGCCGGTTAGAATTGCGTTAACGGTTGCAACGGTTTTACTAATCATAGGGTCAGTTTTAATAGTGTTTGCCAAGGTTCCATCATTAACAAGAAGTTTGGCAGTTGAATTAATCGTCTTAATCAGGAGTTGTTCGAGCTCAGTCTTAGCCGAAAGATAAATGATTTTCAGGGCGCATTGAATGTGGAAACAATCCACCTTTTTCCGATTACAAAGTGGTAATAGAATATTACAAAGTTTGGCAATAGTTGTTAGCAAATCGGCAGCACTTGTTATTTCGGTACGATGAGTTTCATTATCCGGTAGCCCATATTTTTTATTCATATCCTGATAGCGTGGGCTGCAAACAGTTATATAACTATCGAGTGCCGACTCATAAAACCGTGGGATATATTCATAGGGGTCATAGCGGCTTTTACTAGTATTAAACTGAAAACTAGTTTGACGAGTATTAGTATTTGGATTTAGCGCCAATGCTGCTTTTAGTTGTGTAATATATTTCAGAGCAAAAGTAGGGTTAAATGCGAAGAGCTCAACTAGGCAAGCCCCACCTGCACTCACTACTACCGGTGTAATAGTTTTAATATCTTTTGCTTTCAATACAAGTTGGCAAATATTATAAAGGTCGCGGTTTGATTTTCCAAGTTCGAAAAGTTTGATATTTACTGCGGTCATTTTTTTGAATTATTGGTCTTAAAATAGTTAGCAACGAATAGCAACAGGAATTATAGTTTAAGTTTTGGCGGCTTATAAAGTGTTATCGCAGAATGTTATTAGCTACTTAAATCAATTTTTCTTGTGTTAGGCTTATTAAAACTATATAAATCATCAGCAAATAAGGAAAAAATCAAAGCAAATCCCCTAGCACAGCATCTATGCTTTCCAATGCTCCTTCAGTCCAACCCTGTTGTCGGCTAAATGCTTCACCAGCTAAAAATAATCGGTGTTCCCCGACCTTGTTATAGGGCCGCTGTAATTGCCTTATAAAATCTTCCCGCGACCCGAATTTTGCCAGATTCAGCGGTGTATAATAATGTGTTCCCTCGCGCCAATAATATCCTAAAATTTCAGCAATTTCTAGGTGAGTGTCTGTTGGGATACCTAGAGCTTGTTTAAGTCCGCTAGCTAGAATTTGCCTATTAATTGGTGTATTTTCCCGGAGGTGTTCTAGGTTATCTGCTGCCCTGTTATCAGTATAGACTATCATATATACCCCCGCACTACCACCGTCATTTTTGCTAGAACCCATCGGTATAATCCGGTGATATCCACCAGGAACGACTAGGGTATGTTGGCAATATTTCTTCATGATTTGATAACTTTCCCCAGTGAAATATCCATAAATCCGGAGAAATGATTGAGATTGAACACCGGATAAATGAACAGGCATACGCAATCCCTCACCGGTTAGGAAATTACTGACTAATTCCCGCGCTGGACCAATAGTTGTCGCAATAAGAACTTTCCGCGCCCGGAATTCTTGACCCGAATTATTGAGCTTAAGGCCGGCCTGACTAGTAGTTGCGCTGCACCCAATTGAATTGCTAGTTTGTAGGTTTGTCGGGTTCCCGGACGGTGTATTCTTAACTGTTCTGTGTGTTTGCCTGGATATCGCGTGTTTAAGTGTCCTAGCTTTGCTGTGATTATCATTAGTTGGATGCTGATTCGTAGTGCTAAGTTTGAACAAGTTGGAGTCATGGTCCAATGATATTCTACTAACCCGGGTATTCAACCGGATATCAGCAAATGAATGCTCCACTAGGGTATCCATGAGTTCTTGCCAATCTATTCCCATACCGGTCCATTCAGAAAAAAGGTCGTCCAACCCATAATGAAATAATGTTTCGGCGACATCCTCTTTTTCAAAATCAATATAACCTAGTGCTAGGACTAACTGCTGATATCCTGTGCGGCCTAATACTTTTTGGGCAAATGCGTGAAAAGTCGTAGCCACTGGTGTTTTCTTATAAGCCATCTGTAGCTTTCCAATCTGTTTTTTTATCCAATCCGGGGTAGATAGTTTATTAGTGGGTGCCGGGACTTCAACTTTTTGGGCTATCCGGCCGATTCTACCTAACCTGGTTTGCCTGACACCATTTGATAACAATGAGTTATATACTACCGGGGAGTAGTTATGTGTGACGGGGAATTCTTGCCATTTGATACCTAGCTCTTCTAGGAGCTTGCGTAGTGCTTTGTCCTTTTCCAGACGGCCAATTCCAGCGCCCGGTTCAATCTTGACACCATGAAAATCAACTATACCCATCCGTCCACCCACCCGGCAACCGGCTTCTAATATCAGAATCCGGGTACTAGGGTCCGAGTGTTGTCTAAGTCTATGTGCTGCATATAAACCAGTTATACCTGCACCTATGATTATATAGTCCCAAATTTCGTATATTTTGTTCTTAACTATTTTTTTAGGCATAATATCCAATATTTACGCTATATTTCAGTGTTCTGTTTTATGACCAGCCAATTTTATTAATATGTTATGTTTTTCCGCCATTACTAACCTAGATTCGCGCAAATAGATGAATTGAATAATACCAAAAATAAAAACAAAAAAAAGCAAAAATTGTTTTCTGGCAATCTCAGAATCCCGACTAAATAAATATAAATTCAAGATGACAACCTTAATTCAAATCCCAAATGAAATTGATAATGATGACATAAAGGAACCCGAACAAGAGAATGAGCCATTGCTAACAACAAATAAAGCGGATGACCCACCCATTGAACAAAACAAAGAAAACCAAACCACATCAGAATACATATACAACATTTAAGGCAAATTTTGCGCTTTAACTGTTATCGCAGCATTCATAGCTTTTTCATTGGCTGACATCATTATTGGTATTATGAATTTGGGCAGTTCTGAAATTGTTTCAAGATACATTATTAATTGCGGTCTATTAAATTTATTCCTAACTTGCGCAGCCATAGCAAAAAAAGGAGATGGAGCAGCATTAATAATTAGTGCTAAACTAGCATTTCTAATCGTAGAACCAATTATATTATTTGGTAATTATCATAAAGAAAAAGAACATTGCCACCGGGAATACTTGTCATATTCGTTCTGGCATTTTGTGGTATCCTCTAAAAGCCTATAGCATTTATAAATGCAACGGCTTTTGTTGAGGAACGCACCTTACAACCGGCGGATTTTGGCTGAAGCCAAAAATCCTAGCCGGTTTTGTAAGGATATTATTCGGGTATTGGCTTATTAATTCTGATTAGTTTTGTCGCACATTGTTTCTCTCATAACCAGGACATTAAAAACACAAATACCTCCGATAGCACAACACCACCTATAAAAAATACTGCCATAGAATTGGTTCCGGTTGTTAGCATTAACAAAGAATAGCTAGGTTGTCTTTTTCAACCGGCGTTTTGCTTTATTAATTTCTCCGCTACAAGGGATACACAAGAATTGAGGGACACAAAGTTCGCCGCAGCAATGGCACTTAACAGTTTTTTTTGAATGCGGGCGATGGACGACAAATAATGTCTTATTAACCCAATGTGTATTACAAAATTTGGGATGCCTGAATCCATAATATTCAAGCATTCCTTCATCTATTTGGACCCACCGAGTTTCGCAACTATCTTCTGTGTCATCTTCCATTTCTTTTTGCCGGCGTCGGAGTATTTGCCGTAATTTAGCCAAATCTTGGTCAATCTCGGTGTCCATGGTGGCTGTGCTGGTATTAATATTTGTATTTTCAGCACTAATCGCGCATTGTTGGTCCATATCAGCGTAGGGTATTTAATTTATGTAGATATTAGTAGGTAGTTATTTGGAACAGTAAAATTGATTAAGAATAGTCTAAAATAAGGTCATAGTATCAATTTTTGGCAAAAGAAAAATCGTTTTCCAGATTTTAATTGCGGTTATCTATCTTAAAATAATACCAAAACGAATAACAATAAAACACATATTAAACCATATAACCATTGACCAAGTAAAAGAATGTCCAAAGACCAAGCAGCAACTATCGATATTGAAAATGAATACAGCCAATTGTCGCTTTTCCTAAAGGAAAATGATGTTGGTGTCCTAGAAGAGACAAATCCTGATATTTATCGGACCATTGAACTTATCTTTGAAAAGAATAATCCGACTACAGCATTTTATATTATCAATCTAGGAAGTATTATCCGACAACTTCAATATTGGCGCGAACTATTCCCTTATATTGAGCCCCGTTATGCGGTCAAGTGTAATCCTAACCGTGTGATTTGCCAACTACTTGGACTCCTAGGTGTCGGATTCGATGTCGCCAGCCGTGGTGAAATTGACTTAGTAAAAGAATATGTCGGCGGCGATATGACTAAAATCATTTATGCCAACCCATATAAGGAACCTAGTAGCATTCAATATGCCCGGCAAATGGATGTGGATATTGCGACATTTGATAGCGCTAGTGAATTGCTTAAAATCAAACTATATCACCCCGGGTGTAAACTCCTAATGCGTCTTAAAGTGGATGATAGCGGAAGTGTCTGTAAATTCAGTGAAAAATTCGGGGTGGACATGGATGAAGTACCTAGCCTTCTCAATCACGCACGCACCCTAGAACTTAACCTAGTCGGTGTCTGTTTCCATGTCGGTAGCGGGTGTACTAGCCCTAAACAATATTATTCGGCTATTGAAATGGCCCGGAAAGTATTTAATATGGGCACGGAAATGGGATTCACTATGAATATGATTGATATTGGTGGCGGATTTTCGGGCCAACAAACACCATCTAGCCGAGAACTTATGAGTGGTATCCGCGATAATGTTTATGCAGCACTGAGTGACCATTTCTATGCCGATTTCCATATCCCCGGATTTGAACCACCTAGCACTGCTACAGCGGCTAGAGGTGAAGAGGTCAGCGATGATGACCTGCCCCGGCTGGAACTTATTGCCGAACCCGGGCGCTTCTTTGTGGAAGCCAGTCATATCCTACTAGTCAATTTGATTGGTAAGAAGGTTAAATATGTTAAACCAGGTGCCCGTGTAGGATGTGATTCTTCAATCGCACCTCATGCGGCATCCCTCGCAACTAAAACCCCGGACACCGAAGATGACGCGAACCCGGCACCCCATAAACGCGCCCGGCTTTGCTCTGTCGCCGGCGAACAACGCGAGAAAATCTTCTATTACTATCTGAATGACGGGGTATATGGGTCATTTAATTGTATTTATTTCGACCACGCCAAAGTAGAAGTCCTGCCTTATAATGAACGTGATGGCGCTAGGTATAGGTCTATCATTTTCGGGCCAACTTGTGATAGTATGGATAAGATTCAAACCGATATTGAATTACCGGAACTAGAAATTGGTGAATGGTGTTTTGTCCGCAATTTCGGGGCATACACCACGGCTGCTGCCAGTGATTTTAACGGATTTACCAAAAAGAAAGCTTTTTATATCTTGAATTAGATTTACTAACCTAGTGCTGGTCCTTGGTTGGACATCTAGGATAAAAAAATAAAGATTTATTCTTTTTCTGTTTTGTTTTTTCTTTTTAGGGTTTCATTTTGTAGTTTCCTATTTTGTTTCTCAGGAATTTCGGAACTTGGCAATCCTGGGTTAAAGCTCCCATTTATCACGTGCGCCCATACTGTCTTTAAACATATTAGCAATAATATCAAGATTGTTAGTGCTAAACTCACCTAGCTGAATAAGCCGGTAAGCGCACCAGAAATCCAGAAAATTCGCGGCAAATTCATTTTTGGATAGAGCATCAAATTCCGCATGGTTTTCCATAACGAGACGGGAAATCTCTGTGGTAGATTGGTTAATTGAGCTAAAGATAACATTAATCAAATGGGAATCAGTATGATAAGTCATAAGAGTCCTAATATTGCGGTTAATAACATACTTATGAATCCCGAAATCGCGGATAGTTGCTTCACTGAATGGGATATATAGCAGATTATCCATTCTTGGTTTGCCATATTGATTATCTTGCTCTTCGTGATTAAGGTTAATCGCATCTTCTTGGCAGCAATCCAGTGGGTCTTCTTCATAAACAGAAGCATAATCACCAGTGGGCCTTTGATAAGGTGCGGCCCACGAACAATAAGGAGCTAAGCAGATGAAAGTAATAATAGTCGCAAGTGTTGTTGTAGTTCCGCGCATTTCAAATCTAATTAAATTGGGTATAGCTGATGCTTAGTTTTGTGTCTGATAGTTTTAATGCCACGAGTAGTTATATGCTAACAAAACAATTTTCGCGTGCCAGGTAATATAATGTTTTAATAAAATAGCAAAAAAACACAAAAACACAAAATATTTGAAATACAATATTAGTAGCAATCATAAAATTCGGGATAATAAAATTTGATTTGCTGGTAAAATGATAAAAAACACAAATTCAAATTATGCCAAGCCACCGGAACTACTAACATCACCGGGGAATATATCACCAATAACTACTATTGAACTACTATTAAAACATATTATCCCAGGTTCCATTAAGGAAATAGGATGCGGGTCATATGCCCGTGTATATAAAATGGAATACACAAGATGCCAAGAACCCATAGAAAAATGCCGGTTTTGCTTGAAAATCCCACCCGAAATCCAATACATTTGTGTAAAACAATTATATATGTCCAGTTTGTATGACCAAGATGATTATGAATGTGAGATAACTTACCAACAGTTGGTATATAATAAATACCCCGGGCTAGTGGTCCGTATTTATGACCATTGGCTACATGATGATATAACTATTCCGGAATTACATCCACCTATCCTAGAACAACCTCCAGGATCGGCCAAAGGAGATAGTATTCTACAAACGGGGTTTATTCTCTGCGAATTAATGCCGGATTTGGACTTACATAGTTATTTGAAACAAGTGAGTTTGCCGACATATCATTTAGAACAACCCGGACCGCGACAATATATTCATATGCTAGGATTGATTTTCATCCTGATTCATTTAGTCTATATACTTCACTACGAATTTGGGATAACCCATGGCGATTTTAGAGACCGGAATATTTTTTTGAAATATCATAACCCGGAATGGCGACAACATTGTTCAGGAGGATATCTAGGAGATAGACAAATAGAAATTAATACGGGAGGGTGGGAAATTAAGCTGGGTGATTTCGGGTTGGCCGACAAGATTATTGAGGGCGAAGGTTCATTTATAATCCGGGACTACGAATTCCTGGATAATATTTATTGCTTGCGTCAGAAATGGCGGCATACTTGTTCTGGCCCCGAGTTTAATAATTTGATAGTATTTATTAAACGGGAGTTCCTAGAGGATATTTATGACCGGATAAATAAATATCGCCGGGATGGGCAATCTATAACCGATGCTAGGCATACTTTTTGGTTCAACAAACACCGTGTTAGTACCAATAGTATTTTCCAATATGAATTACCCCAGAGATTAGTTGTTAAGATAAGTGAATTATTCCCACGGAATTATTTCCCTTGGACAAGTGTTTAAAATCATATCACCTAAAAGGAAAACGGGAAAAGGAAAAAGGGAAAAAAGCAAAAAAACGCCAAAAATTGTTAAATTTCAGCTTTTATGAATTTATATTGGTCAAATTATAAATAAACACTGTTATTGTGGTTGAGATTACTTTAATCGCCGGTGGGCTCTAGTAAAGGAAACCTGATAATTCTTGTTTGAGTCAGTTTATCTGATGGCATCATTCAAATAAGAACAATTAAGCAATCGCCTGATTCATTATTAGCTATTATACTATGTATTCAGCTGAATCCATATTGTTAATTAATTGCAGCTAGTGGTTTGACCCAAGATGTTAGTTTAGTTTGCAGCATCTGTTTTTTTTAGCCTAGATAGGCTTTTTCGGCCCAAAAAATTGTTTTCCGCGGCCATACATTGAATGATTAATACATAACAGTTTTTGAACCAAAAGCTTTCGCTTTCAACAGTTATTACTAATTACCGAATTTTAGCTATGGCAACAGCAACTAATTCGCCTATTGGTGATGGAATGGTCGCCAAAATGGTAAGTGATATTATATCTAATTTACATTGCCCGGTGTGCCTTCAATTATGCGACCCGCCATTAATGAGCTGCACAAATGGTCATTTTACATGTTCCGGTTGCTTATCTAGGATATCTGGTGAAACACTTAAACGGAAAGTATGCCCACAATGCCGTGAGCAAGGATTCATCCGGAATTTACCATATGAAAAACTTGCGGTTAGCGTGTTATCAGGAACTGAGCTCAAATGCCCGAATGCGAGCGATGAATCATGTGGATGTCATCAGAGTTATAAATTCGGCGAATTAAACCAACATCTTAAATTTTGCCCGGGATTAACACAAAAATATAATTGCCCGTGTCCAAGATGCACTGAGCATAATCTTTATTCACTACCCGAATTGATTAAACATCTAATAATTAATCTCGGGTTTAATACCGATGAAGAATACCATCTAAGTTTTCTTCCGTCAGTTGCTGTTGGCACGCTTGACGGATTAATTGGCCGCGAAATGTCTATGCTAGAAACATCAGACTATGGCCGTAATCTAGGAATGCGACTTAGTGCGCACGAATCTAGTTGTAGTTATTCCACAAGTCCTATTATTAATTATGAATTGAGGTCAGACGCATATGAAGATTATAATTCGTGTATTATATTCCCGCCCTATAACTTCTTTGAAAATTTTAAAAAAGAAGATGTTTTATTAGAGACTAATTCTACCAGTAGTCGTAGCGGTAGTAGCGGTGGTGGTACTGCTACTAATCTAACTTTCCTTGTTGATACTGCGCAAATTTATCTTATCCGGACCACTTGCTCTCTAACCAGTGATATGGTTTTCTGTGATGCGACCTATTTGAATTCTCGATATATGGATGAGTCAGACCCTAATAGGGTATATGGGATAATGGTTAATTATAATTACAATGGAGAATATAATCCAGAAATTGAACCTAGCACATCAATTAGTCCAGCTACTGATGAGCCTGAAACTAAAAAGCCACACCGCCACACTTTTGAGAAGATTAAATATTTCGAAGCCAAATATTTTGATTTTGAAAAATACAAGCCTGAAATGTCGGAAGAAGTGTTAAATGGGACGCGTGTAGAACGAGGAGTTAATACATCTAAAAAAGATGCTGTCGGGCAACTAAGATGGACCCTAGTGTTATGATTTCACATATTTTAGCATGTGTGATTTTCAGTTAATATTTCTTTATTTCACCAAAATTGTTTATTTTTTTTTATACCGGCTATATTACTCTTTTCTCACGCGTTTTCTGTTGTTGCTCAAACAATAACACCAGCTATGGCATCCAATGCTGTTGTTGCTGCTGCTCAGAAGCCAAGACCTGGTCCCATCAAGATAGTATCAGCATCAGGAACCACACAAACCGGCTCGGTTGCTGATGACACCGATGAAATGCCGGCAAAGATTTCAGCATTCTCACCTCATGAGTGGGACCTACGGCTCCAAGCTAACCACAAGTTGGCAAAGCTCTTCAAGGAAGTGATTCACGCAATCATCTTCGCCAAGAAGTCAGCCACCACATCCACACAGCCAGTGGAATTTGTGCCTGGTCTTTGGCTCGGAGCCGTTCAGGACACCGGCAATTTTGACAATTTGGCCACTGTTATGGATGACCCATCATTGGTGGAACTGTTTTGCGCTGAAACAGTCAGAGCCCGCAAGAACTTCGAAGCTCGTGATGATACCGACACCGACATCATGGCCCTCTTTCCAGAGATCCGTCGTTTCTTGGATGAAGTGGTTAGTCCAGACGGCCCAAGAACTCTCATTCATTGTCAAGCTGGTATCAACCGCAGCGCAACTTTGGCCACTGCGTACTACATGTACAAGACTGGAAAGCCGTTGCTGGATGCGATTGACCACATGGTCCGTCTGCGTCCCATCATCCTCAGAAACGAGGATTTCATCGCTCAGCTCACAATCTGGGCCGTTGACAATGGCTTTGCCAAGTTGGAGTGAAATTCCCTCAGCTCACCAGGATTGTTATCTGTTCCAGTTTGACTTGAATTCCTGGTCTTTATGGTAATTTTTTTTGTGCTAACAATTCATGCCCCGAATCCAAAAAAACGTTTTAGAAATTTACGCATATATAATATTAAACAAACTCCTGCTACCCAAATTAACAAATTCCTCTTATAAAGGATAACCCAAAGAAATGGACGGAAATCAGACCGACCAGCGAAAAGAACCGGCTAGACGTCCGCCCCCACTCAAACTCCCGGCTAGAGCATATCAGAAAATACCAGCCGAGATTCCTAAAGATATGATTGAATGGCACGGGATTCTACTACCAATTGAAGATGTCGCATCACCAATAACGCCATCACATTGGTCAGTCCGGATTGAAAACCCAGTTATCCAACATATTTATAACCTGGTTTTGGCAACATTAGCAATTACCCGGAATCACGTTGCACGCTGGACAGATATGCAGCCAGTGGAATTTCTACCCAACCTTTATCTAGGTTCCTATTATGATATTTTTAATTTTGAACACAAAGTTAGAGTAAGTATCCTAGAGGACTTTTCGTTGCTTAATTTATTTGACGAAAACACAGCAACTAATTTGTGTGATGAGAAATTAGAAATCCATGCCAATGATGATGCTGCAACCGATATTATGTCGCATTTTGACAAAGTCCGGGATTTCCTAGATGCCCAATCTGCTGACAATATTAAGTTCATTCACTGTGTAGCAGGTATGAACCGGAGCGCAACATTGGCCACCGCATATTATATTCAAAAAACCGGCAAGCCGTTGCTGCAAGCAATACAATATATGGTCGCACTAAGGCCAATTATCCTGCGAAATGAGAATTTCATTAAGCAACTTGTAGTCTGGGCATATGATAATGGTTTCGCGACATGAATTGAATAATTAGGATTACAAAGAACCACCTTTGAAAAGTGGATTATAACTTTTATTGTCGGGGAACATAAGTGAGTCCTCACAATTTTTTATTTCATTAAAACAATAACCGGTTTTATGCCCAGCAAAACCACAACGCAAACATTTGGCCTGGTTTTGTTGTGAAGCTAACCCGGTGGCACCGAACCAAGAATTCCATAAGGAATTTGTGGCAAGTGCGGCTGATGAAATTGCGTTAGACAAAGATGCCCTAATAGTTTCAGCTGACATTCTATTAATATTAGTAGAAGTATTAGTTCCAGTAGATGAATTATCATTTATGGGTGTAGTTATTAGAACATTATCGTTTTTATCTTTTATAATTACTTCATAATCCTTGAATTCAGACTGCATGGGACAATTGGTTTTAATGTGCCCCGTTGAATTACAAATCGGGCAACAACCTTTGGCACTTGAAATCATATTCCGGATAGTTGCCAACTCTTCATCAGCTAGGATAATCGAGTTAAAAGAGCCACCCCGCACATTATCAATTCCATATTTATCCATGTATTTTAATGTTATTTTGTCTTCATCCCATGTATCCAGTGAATGTATGATTTCGTGGATTCTAAAAGGCTTATAATTTATTAACCATCGCAAATTATGTTTTTTGGCCAATTCTTTGATATCTTCTATTAATACGTTTGGGGTGTTAGTTTTACCAATGAAAAATTTACCGCAATCCTGGCTTATAACATAAATATATATTGAGTTTTCGTATAAGGAATAATATAGGGCATTTGATACTTCCATATTACTACCACTAATAGTTTATCACTGCTGTTAATAATTTGGTCGTGTGGCTGAAATAAGAGAGAATTAAGAGAATCAAGAGAAAACCTTGAGTTCTGGTGTCTTTTAAGAATTAAAAAGAAATAAAAAGTTTAAGTTTAAGTAATCCCGGTGAAAATAATACCAGACAATAATAAATATAACTTCGGCACTAATTCTCTATTTATTAATTTATTAATTTGGTATGTCAGGTCTAAAAAAAAGTATGTCAGCAATGGTTAAAAGTGATACCGGTCGCGAAATAAGTAGTTCTTTACTCGGTTTTTTTAAAGTAGCAGCAGTTCTAATAATCCTAGTTATCGTGATTAGTTTGGTTTTGCGGTTATTCTCTGGTGTGTCAGCAACAAAAGCTACTGCCCCGGCTACAACTAAAGGTGTAAGCAGGCCTTATGGCAGTACACAGGGTGTTTATGGTGGTCAATATTATCCTGGTCAAATAACTCCTCCACCTGAAGCTTGGTGGATGCCACCCAGGTCTTCTTGGTGGTATTGGGATTGGTTATATGACCCATATTATGACTATTATTGGCGCACTTGGTATCCTGAATATCATCACCATCACCACCATTATCCAACAACGGCACCAACTGTAGCACCTACTAGCGCTCCTACTGTTCCGGCTCCGACAGACGCTCCTACTGTTCCGGCTCCGACAGACGCTCCTACTGTTCCGGCTCCGACAGACGCTCCTACTATGGCAGCTTTAACCCCAGAACCCACACTAGCTGGATTAAATATAATACCATCTATACCATTAGAAACACAACCAGCAGCAAGTGAGCCACCCATGATAACATTTGCCCTCCCGACATTTGGTGGAAATGGATTGCCAACTATGCCAACCGCATCTGCACTTAATATGCCAACAACCCTAGATGTTCCCGAAATGGTTATTCAAGAACCAGTAATTCCAACTTTTGGTGCTATTAATATTCCTAGCCTAACTTTACCTCAATCCATATTACCGGCTATGAATCAATCTCAACCTCCCGTGATGAATCAGCCGCCCGTGATGAATCAGCCGCCCGTGATGAATCAACCCGTGATGAATCAACCTCCCGTGATGAATCAGCCGCCCGTGATGAATCAGCCGCCCGTGATGAATCAACCCGTGATGAATCAACCTCCCGTGATGAATCAGCCGCCCGTGATGAATCAACCCGTGATGAATCAACCCCCACCTGTTATGAACATACAACAGCCAGCACTTAATGTTGCTTTAAAAGAAGGTTTTGCGAATAATCCATCTTGCCTGCTTAACATGAAACCAACATGGAATATCAAAGAATATATTCAAGGCGTAAACAATAATCCAATTCCAAGTGATTATGCAACAACAAATTTTGAAAAATCAAACTGGTAAATCATTTTAGATTTTACCACTAATTCTAGGTTAAATCAGTTAAAAATGTCCAGACAACCATATTGACCCAGCCGATAAAATACCTATAATTCCGGCAAATAAACCCATTAAATAATAAGGTTTATTTTTACCAAAAGGTTCGGAATTATTACCAGCAGGACGGATAGTTGTATCCGCATCCGGGTCAGTTATAACTGTATCACTTGTAAAAAATACCACAAATGCCGATAAAACTAATACAGCAGCAACAAATACTCCAGTTAATATTTTATATATTTTTTGTGCACTATATTTATTTGATAGCACACCACCAAATACCATAGCTAATAATAATCCACACATAACAGCTAATGCTATACTTGTAGTATATAAAAATGATAATGCCCGATATTTGGGGTCATAATAAATAATAGTTTGCATCCCGCTCTCCTTTAACTCAGATATCTTTGGCGCAATCTTTAATGCTGATAGTACTGATAATACAAAAACTATTATTACCAGACCAGTATTTGTTAATTTATGTAAGTTCATATTATTGGTGTTCAGAAATTGTTAATTTATAATATAACAACGAAAAATATGAAAAACATAGAAAAAACAATTAAAATTTTGCTTTTGGTCAATTATTTGATTATTTCGGATGCCTGCTTGTAAAGCAAGTGTGGATATGAGTTTCGCAGAAAATGATTTATTACTTTTTACAAAGAAAAACTAAAAAGAAGCAACATAACATGGTATGGATTGTTTATTTGTATAACATTTTGAATACAGCTAAGCCACAAGAACCAACAGCAAATAAGCCAACTACACCAGTAGCAATGCTTGTATATTTGTAATTTAGGTACATTTCTGTAAGTTTATTATCTGTTAGTTGAGCACCAAACCCAATTAAAATACACGCAAGGATGAGGACGACAACGCATAATGCACCCTTTACCATACCAAATAGTTTGGTATTAAAATGGAATGCGCCTACAGCCATCAAAAATAGAATAGCTGTAAAAACTGCTGTAGCAATAGCAGAGTTATTTACGTGTTTTATTGATTTTAATTCTTTAGGCAGTTCTACACCAGCATCTTCTACTTGCTTAGCGTTTTTAGCATCTTTAGTAGATAACACAGCAGTAGCAACAGCAAGGATAAAGGTTATAGCAACCAATACGACATTAAGTGATTTGTGGGTAGTCATTTTTTATAGAGCTAGGAAAGATTATTTATTATTTTATAAAAATATTTTTTTTTGTAATTTTATGCGTTTAATATTTGCGGTATTTATCTGTTTTATTTTTTTTAAATTTATAAAAATTGTTATTCCCATTTGATAATTTATATTTCACAACTCAATAAATAACAGCGAATTAACTTTATATTTTAAATGTCGAATCAACTAACTGCTACTGGTACTACTACACCCAAAACAATTAGTATATTTGATGGCCGATACCGTCATCAATGCGTAGACCTATGTAAGTATTTTACAGAAGAAACATATACTCAAATCAGGTATGATATTGAACTTGCGTGGCTTAAGACACAGGTTGATAACTTTTACCCAATGTGTTTATCTGAATCATCCGGCGAGCCATCTGAACCACCTAACCCACATGAAAAAAGAACTATCCTAGCACAGCTTGCTAAGATGCCAAAGACACTCACCCCTGAAAACCTTGATGAAATTAAACGCCTAGAACAGATTACTAACCATGATGTTAAGGCCATCGAATTATTCATTAAGGCCGAACTAGATAAACTTACGCCGGAATCACCCATCCGTGAATGGGTCCATATGTGTCTTACTAGCCAAGATGTCTGCTCCCCGGCACAAACATTTATGCTCTGGAACGCAACTAATCACCTAGTCGCACAGCTAGGTAGCGGAATTAGTAATTTCCAAGATACCACTCTAAGCTGGGGTCGGATTCCAATGCTAGCTCATACACATGGACAACCGGCGATCCCGACTCTACTTGGCAAAGAACTCCTATTCCATACTCAACGAATCGGGAAAACACTTGATTGCCTTTCGGGGATTAATCTTACTTACAAATTCGGTGGGGCAATCGGGACGTGGGCGAGCGGATGTTTTACTTACCCTAGCATAGGGCTGGAATTATGGAACCAATTTTTCGATGAAACATTCCGTGAGCGAGAAGAGCTAGGTTATATTATCCATGGCAATCTTAAATTCGGCCTGCTATTTATCCAGAATCCGGGACAAGAATTCATTACCCGCTCACCACTAGGACAAACCACTCAAACTGATGACTATTCCAGTTATTACCGGCTTATTGGCGAGCTTTGTTTGCTCCTACGGCAAATCAGGGCGTTTGCGGATTATATTCGTGCTCTGATTCATGATGAATACCTAGTTCAAGTCCCAGTTGCCACTGAAACAGGTTCTAGCACTATGCCCCAAAAAGTTAATCCCATTCACTTTGAAAATATTAAAGCCAACGTGGAACTGGCAATTGCGGTTTTACGCTCTATTGGCGATACTATTATGATGGGTGAATACCAACGGGATATGAGTGATAGCACCGCACTCCGGTCATTTAGCACCGCATTTGGGTATATCGGGATAGTCCTAGCTAACCTCCAGACAGGACTAGGCCGGATTGCGCCAAATAGAGAACATATCCGGCTCGAACTTAACCGACATCCGGAAGTGATAATGGAAGCCGTTCAAACAGTTTGCCGCCGTTGGAATATCGCCGGAGCCTATGAATTGGCCAAGGAATTCAGCCGTGGTCGCACGTCAGATAATCCTATTACTCTAACTGCAATCAGGGAAGAATATATAAAAAAAATACCCGGGCTTCCAGACCAAGAACGCGAACGGCTCCTAGCTTTAACCCCGGAAACATATTTAGGGTTTTGATGTTAAATTGTATATTATATTATATTATATTGTATGTCGGGTTTAAAACAATAAAATAAGAAAAAATTTTTTTTTTTTTCATTTTCCTGTGTTTTGAATTTCAGAATAACGAATCAAAAGTCGCGCTTTCTCGTATGCTCTCGCACATTTGCAATCACTGCTTGGTGTGGAGGAATTTGATGAGCTCGGCAATGTCAGTGCCAAGGCTTTTGAGCTCTTCACTGGCCTTGTAATCCGAATTATTGCGCTCAATGATTCTTTCCATAATAATGCGGTTGGCGTTCATCGTCATCTGAACAAGATAGATGTCCGACTTGCACAACTTGACTGCGGCTTCAAATGTTTCCCGCAAGTTCTTAGAATTTTTCATCTCTGTAAAGAGCAGCGACCCAGCTTTCCAAGCAAGTAGGAAGTTATTAGCAATAATTTCAGCAACAGACGAGTTAGAAACAGTTGAGTCAGACATTTCAGCGATTTGACTTGTCAGGTAGTCTAGAAGAAACAAGTGGATACTGTTTTTTAACGCGGGTGAATGTAATATTAATTATTGCTATTATAAAAAACAATTTTTAGGGTATTATTTTGCTATTTTGGCAAATAATTAGTTTTTTTATTTTTAGTTCAAAACTACAAGATGAATAGCCATAACTTTATATTTCTGGCGTTCCTCTTTTGGATAGAATTTATGATAAACAGCGACACCATCTTTAATAGTCCGCACGCCAGGCAGGCAATTTTTGAGACGTTCTTTAGCTAGGTATGTTTCAAAATCTTTGTAATATACAATCGCACTTACCCTAGTAATAAATTCACGGACAATTGGTTTTTGGTCTTTCCCGACTTGGTCCGAATTAGTCCATTTGAGTAGGTCGCCAACTTGGATTTCGGCAAATCTGGATTTTGCTAACCGGCCTTCTACGCTCTTTTGTCCGCTTTGTATGAGGCTAAACCACGGCTCACTAACATTGAATGTTTTGTTTTCAGGAATTTTGGGATGCGCTGACATTTGCTATGCTAGGATATTATAATGTAATAATATGATTTTATTATATGATTTAGATAAAATTAAATACCAAAACAATTTTAGTTGTATTTTTTGTCATTTATAATACAAAATACAACTAAAATTGTTTTAATAATTTATGTATTACTTGAATTATATCAAACTTATCTACAAAAAATAATAGTTGAAACAACCATCAATTATCAAATGGAGTTTATCAAGTATCCTAGCATTGATACTAATACTAAGCCAACTAGGTCTAAGAACTCCACCGATAAGTGGGTAGCGACTGAAAAGATTCATGGTTCAAATTTAAGCATTTATCTTGACCTCGCCAATATTGGTGCTGATGGATGGCTCAAGACAGCAAAGCGCACCGGATTTATGACACCAGAAGACAAGGTCCAATTCCCGTGTGATGAATGGCTCGCTCACAACAAGGATAACCTAGAACAGACAGCCCGAAATACCGTCGCATATCTTGCTATGCTAGGAACCAATCCTTCAACCGCTGGGACATACCTAGTTATCTTTGGCGAGTTCTATGGTGGCTGGTTCCCAACTAATCCAAGTTGCTGGCAAGGTTCTAAGAGTCTTCCCACTGAACTGAAGGCATACGCCGAGGCACATGATGGTGCCCGACCTAGGCCAGTTCAATGGGATATTTACTATTCCACTCAACACGAATTTGTATGTTTTGATATGGTAGTAATTGACCCAGCGCACAAGCCAGTTGATGAAACCGGAAAGCCCGTTTTAGCATCTGAAGTTGTCCGATACCAAAACTGGCTCCCATCCGAGTTCATCCGCGTACAACCCATTCCACAAGTCCCACTAATGTTCTCCGGAACACTTGCTGAATGTGGGGAATTTGCCAATTCAAAGGCAAAGTATGTAAATTCAGCAATCCCAGAATTGCTACATGGATTACCAGCACTTGCTCCTGGAACCAATATTATTGAGGGTGTTGTGGTGAGCCCGGCTAGCGGTCCGCACTTTTCATACAAGATTAAGAATAAGGCTTTCCAAGAGACCGTTAAGACGGCACATGTCCCTAAGAAGGAACGCGGACAACTTGCTGGACACCCGTTTCTAGGATATATTACCAGGAATCGTTGGAATGCTGTTAGGTCCAAGTATGGTGTTATTAGCGCCGATGAACTCAAGGCAGCATTTGTTGCTGATGCCCTAGAGGAATACACAGCAGATAACCCTGATTCTAAGCCCGTTAGCCTAGACGACAAGTATATTGAGACCGCGCTCAACAAGTTTTACACCGAACTTGATGGCTGATGCTAATGCTAATGCTACTACTTTTAAACACAAATCAAAAAATCAAAAGACTCAACAAAAACCAAATCAAAAACATAGCCGCCAAAATTTGTGTTTGTGGGATTTCTTTTTTTGATTCGGGGTTTCTGGTAATGAAATTGTCGTATAACTTGGTGGTGGGTCGACTACAATTTGTTTTGGCGGCGTAATAAAAGAAAAATTGTGAATACTAATACTTATAAATTTGGTATAATAAATAATTGATTCTTTTATGGTATATTCTAATACATATCCATTAGCTTTATAACTATCAAATAATTGCGCGACTAGGTATTCAAGTTCATGTAGTTTATAACCTTTTGTTATATCTGTTATATCAAATTGGAAACTATTTTGGTTAAGGCCTGCTTTTAAATAATTAATAAATTTATCGCTGATTTTCTGAATAATTACGCTTTCATCCTCCCGAGCCGATTTAAGAAAATCTATTGCGGTCGGAATATTGGGTAATTTTATATCAGTAGTCATTGCCCTTGATTTTAATCTTATATCTAGGATTAGTGTTTAAATAAATAAAAAACAAATGGCAGCATGTAAATTGTTATCCAAACCAAAACCAAGATTTCTTTTTTGATTTTTTAGAACTAGTAATGTCAAGCTCAGTGTATTTAGGTGGTAGCTCCACTTGCGGGATCTGTGTAATTGGTTTTTGCGGGACAGTAAATGAATATGATTTTACTTTAAGATATAATACGCCATAATAATCATATTTATGGTATATCTTGTATTTTATACAATAGCCTTTTGCTTTATATGCCGCAAAAAGTGGCACTACTAGTTTTTTAACTTCATTAAGCTTATATCCCCTTGTTATATCAACGATAGAAAATTTAAAACTTTCTTTTCCAATGTTTGCCTGAAATTCACGCATAAGTGTATTATTTATCAGTTCAATAGTAGATTTTTCGGAATTTCGTGCTGTTTTAAGAAATTGCTCTGCACTTGGAATTGACCCAATCAATGATGTTTCCATTTCAGTTAGTTTTTAACCAATATTAGTTGATTTTATTTGATATACAGACAGATATATGTATATTTTTAAAACATTTTTTAATCATAGCACAACAAATCTTGCTCTAGGAAACATGTCTCAAGTAAAACCTACTAATAATATAAACCTCTGAGTTTGTGTAAAATTTTATAATTATGTGTTTCGGTGAAAAACATAGTTGGCTAACTTTTTGTTTTGGCGCGGTATTTGTTGGCCTTTCAGCTTATAAATATGCAGCGGTATCTAAGGATGCCCTAGTAATTATTTTAATCATGGCCCTAGTGGTCATTATGCAGTTGTGGGAAGCCCTAGCTTGGCGCGGGTGGTGTAGTCTGGCATCCTGGGGAGCATATATAACTATTCTTTTACAAACTGCGCCATTATTCTTATTACTTTTGCCATTAAAACAACACCTAGGAACCCTAGAAGGCAAATTGGCACTCGGGTTAATGGTTTTATATTATGGAACAGTATTTATCGGTTCTGGTAAGCCTAGCTGTATCTTGAAAGACGGTATCCAAATCCGATATACTTGGTTCACTAAGTGGTGGCAACCATTAGGATATATGATAGTTATGAGCGCCGTGCCATTACTCTTAATGCGCGACCAGGATATTGCTTGGTTTTGGGTAATATCTTACTTCCTAGCATTAATTATTACTCATTGGGTATATGGATATTTAGAAACTAATGGATCTATCTGGTGTTATTACGGCGCGTCGGCAACTATTGTTTTATTCGCATTTCTCTATTATAAATTCGGCGTGGATGGGAAAGACCGAAAAAAAATAATTGGCTAACCTAGCTAATGAACTAGCACGACCCACACTTGAAATCAAAATTATTTGTTTCTGGCGAATGCGATGGACTATTAACTGGGGATTCATTTTGTGGTTTTTCAATTGGTAGAACCTCTAGGTCAATCTGGATCTCTAAGTTATAATTAATCTTATTTAATGTTTTATACTTACAATCCATCTTACCAACTTTGATTTTTTCCCTTGTCAGTTTTTCACTAACTGCATCAAATAATCTTTTGAGTTCGTGGTCAGGAAGCATTACGGAGCGTTGTTCTACGCCATCATATCCAATATGAACTGGCGACATCATAGAGTGTAATCCAGTCCAGTTCCTGTTATATTGGCTAACCCGGAATCCAGCTAATGTGCTGGCTTTAAGATGCTTAATAATATCATTGAACAACAAATCAACTGATTTTGTAAATCCTGTATCTAGGTTAGCATTCAGTTCATCAATAATTGTTGACTGTGTTGTGGTGTCAGTTGCCATTTTTGAGTGTTATTAAGTATTAGTTATTTTGGTTCGCCACAAGCAAAAAGAAAATCAAAACGTTTTTTGTGGGCGCAAACACACAATCCAAGATGGACTGTGTTATTGCTTATGCGCTCACCAAGGCGAACTGCTCTGTTAGCAGCTCTGACTCCTCAAAGTGATCGGGGTCGTCGTGAATGATGTCCGACATGGGAACGTAGCGGACAGTGAGAACGCCATCACTGACACTCGCATCGTGGTAGAACTTGAGCGGCTTGGAAAGCTGGAAAGTTCCGAGGACCTTGGTGGGGTCGTTGCGGTCGAGCCAGTAGACGGTGTTGAACACCTGCACGATGAGCTCAGTGTCGATGCCATCGTGTGGGAATGGAAGGTTCTCGAACGCCGAAGTCAGGAAAAAGCGTCGGCCATCAGTGGTTTCGAGGTAGAGGCAGCTCTGAGTGCTAAAGTTGGTGGATGAGAAACCCCTCCTTTCCATGAAGGCACGAAGCTCTCGCCTAGAATTCCAGCACAGTGTCTGGACCTTGATGCCATTGGGAAGAAGTGTGGGCGAGCCATACCTGTTGTCCTCAAGGACTGGGAACTGGTCCTCAGGAACCAAGTTGCAATTGAGAACGTTGCAGCTTTCACGATTTGTGCTCATTTTCAACAGATGTTGTCGAAAGTAGAAAGTAAAATCAAACCAAGTATAAAACAAAAATCAATTTATGTTTTTTTTTGCCAAAATTACTGTTTTTGGGCGAGATACTTGATAAATCTAGGCAACACAGCCAAAGTATCAAGTACTAGAGTCAGAGGTGATGCTAGGCACATACAATCGGCACAAGGTGGGCGTCCGGGCTTATTACAGGCTTGACAGTCCCGGTTATCACCATCGTCATCCATTCCTTCCAGACATAGATTAATTGCCCAAGAAGTTAGCGGACAACAAGTGAATTTCTCGGAATAATATTCCAGTTCACGGGCAGTATAAAATGACCGACACCCACAGCACAAATAACAGCAACAATTATTACAATCACAAGCCGGTGTAATAGCAATACTATCCCTCCGTCGAATAGCGGTTGGTAATTCATCTAGGCTATCCTGTCTAGGAATAGCACTAGGACCATTTGATTTGAAGTCGGGGCCAGGGTGTGGTTCTTCATTTATAATATCAAGCTGCGGGTAATGGGTTATTTCCGCTGGCACCCCAAGCTGGATTTGAGTATAGCGATTAGTAAGGACAATAGCAGCATTAGAAGACATTTTTACCAGTTTATGATTACTTTTTTGTTAAACCCTGATATGTTATAAATAAAAAACGATTTTAGGAAACAACAAGTACTAATTGTAATAAAACTATCCTAGACTACCAAACTAACCACACCCTACAAAATTATTATAATAATTCAACCATGCCAACTGCTGCTCGCCAAAAATATCTAGCTAAACAAGCCGCTAAACAGGCCGACCGTTTTACTGATGCTGACCGTCAAGGTGAATATGACAAAGTATTTAGCCAACTCAGTCAAATTAGTGACCCGGAAGTGGATAAATTCGAGGCCCTCATGTCAGAATGGGTGAAAGATGGCCGTGTCCGACAAGGTGTTATTCCGGTTCCTAGAATCAGGCGTGCTATTGTTTATTCACTAGGTATTAGCCGCTCTAAGACATTTGTATCTCTTAGGTCAGATGAACCGGAGAAATATATTAACGCAACTACAGAAACAGTAAATACTGAAGCCAGCGCTAGTAATACTAATATTACTCATCAGCAAGAGACTAATAATACAACTACTTCAACAGATGAAGTGTATGAAGATGCTGTTGAAGAAATACCAGAACTAGTACCTACAACTATACCTAGCACAGAAACACCTAGTTCCACACCACTAATTCCACCTGCTGAACAAACTAAGGCAAATGTAGTTAATACATCTAATCTATCTAAAAATGCTAAAAAGAAGAAACAACAAGTATTCGCACAATCTGCTCCTCGTGGTTCTAGGCATGCATCTAGACCACCCCCAGCTATGAAACCTAAAGCGCAATCCGCTTAGAATTATTCATCATATTATTTGATTTAATTTTTTTTCTGTTTTATTTCTGTTTTATCTCTGTTTTATTTCAGTGTGTTTATGTTTATTGTGCAGTAAGTTCAAAAAGCACTGGGTACCAACTTAATGCTGGCACACGCCAACCATAACCTTGGACTTTATAAGTTTTTCCAGCAGCTAGGTTAGCCCATTCATCGGCTTCATTAAAATCACCTTTCCACCATAAATTCCCTACACGGTAAAGACTACCATCAGTTGCCGCAATCATATACCACATTTTACGCCCACTGAGACGAGTATAAGTATTCTTAATAGTTATAGTTTTAGAGAATCTGGTTGTAATTTGATATATAACCCCAAATAATACAGATGATACAAATATTATAACAAAAAACCATATCCAAAAATTAGGATGTGTTATTAGATTACCAATTTTACTAATCATTTATTATATACTTTTTTTTGTTTTTTTTTGCGTTTATTTTTGGTTATTAGTTATTTTGCTCCGCCATTCATCAATTTGGAGCCGGAATTCACGGTTAGTTAGAATATGCCAAGCCAGCCATACCACTCATTATCCGCAATATATTATACCCATGCGCGAACACACGAATAATACCTGTGTCATTATCAAAATCAATATTATCTAAATACAGGTCAGCACTCTTTAGCCGGGTGAAATTACAAACACCACTTGGTTGATGTTTTTCGGGTTCTAGGGCAAATGAATAGGTATAAATATAATTCCTGAATGTTTGCCCATCAACAGTACCATATCTAGGAACCCGTTCGTGATGTTCATAATTTTGGACATTCAAGAAATATTCTTGCCGGCGTGGATAAAATCGTTGGGTTCCATTAAGTGCTATATGTCCTTGGTCTATGGTTAAATAATGATGGTCAAAATTAATTCCTTCTGCCCAAGTTTCACGCCCCCACCACAGTAATTCTTTAACAGGATAATTAAAATCAAGTGGTATCCTAACATTAGTCCCCGATGTTAATAGATTATCTGGGATGGTTTGGACTTGTTCAATTAGGTATTCGTGCGCGGATTGAGAAAAACGCCGGCGTTCGTCCGTATCCATAAATATATAATCCGCCCATATTTTGAAGCTGGATATGGTTTTGGCTTCTGGGTCTAATGATACTTGGAGTTTATCACTAGTTTCCAAATAAAGTGTAATTTTGACTTCAGCTGCCGATAGTGCTATTAAAGGTAGTGCTAGGCCAGAATGTCGGCAAAAGAAGAATTGTAATGGAACTATGAATTTATTACTATCCGGTGCTGATGTTCCTAATGCTGTATAATCACCGGTCATCTGCTGGTACCCGGTTAATTTACCGCCTGGCAAAGTTAATTCCGACCAGATTTTGAGCCAATCCGCATATTGCCGGTCAATTAGTTGGCCACCGATTTCCAAGTCCATTTGTTTGAATAACCATGTCCCAGCCGATGGTATAAGGTCGGTTGTATTATCTATTTCCCACTCTATGAAAATATCTTTGACCAAATCACCGTGAGTTGGCAGAGTACAAACTACTTTCCCGCCGAAATCCGCATTACCTAGATATCCGACTTCAATACTTTCCACCGCAAAATTAGTATGTCGTTTATATACGGCTTTAAAGAAAGTAATTTGTGGATTCCCGGTTAAGTATATGTCTTGTGAGCCATAAGCTACTGCTTGTATATATCCGCCTCCCATTTTATTTTATACTCTTATGCCTAGCGTTGGTTTATATAACACGGGGATATTTCAAGTGTTCTTTATTTTAACTACAGAGGAAAAAAGGAATAATTATGATACGCGCCGACAGGTTGTCATCTAGGCATCAAAAGCCAATCCGCACATACCATCTTTGACCCGTAATACATTATAACTGGTTGCATACACCGCTAATTCTAATCCTGCATAATATTGGGTTAATTCATTTTCAGCGATTGAACTACCACCCCAAGTCAGTGGGTCAGGGATAGTTATATCGCGTAATTCAAGGCTAGCATCATCAAGTTTAGTAAAATTAGCAGTTCCACTTGGTTGATATTGTTCAGGATTGAGACCAAATGAGTAAGTATATAATTTAGGAACATATATCGGGCCAGTTTCATAACTAGCATTTGACACTGTTTGCGCGCCGGTTAATTGATTATACCTAGGTACCCGGGTATGGCGTTGGTAATTCTGTGTGAGTAAAAAATGGTCTCTTGGCCGGTCTTTCATACGATTTTGGCTATTAAATCTGACAACACCTGACCCGAACTCACCCCAGAATTGCCCGAAACTTGGGCGGGTGCGAGTGCGATAAGTGCTAAAATACCCTGACGCAAAATTAGGAATATCTAGGATAGGCCGGATACCCCAAATGAGTTCCTTTACCGGATTAGCAAATCCTAGGTCATATTTAATATTCCGGGTTTCGGTGCGATATTCTTGATGTCCTTTGAATTGTACAAGCTCAACTAGGTATTCTAACGGTGCAAGAGTTAATTGCCGGCGTTCATCACTATCCAAATGATAATAAGTTGCCCACACTTCACATTCCATATTTTGGCCGTTTGTGTATTCAGCCATATCACTATCTTTAGGGATAACTAATGGATATGCTGTGTTAGTATAAGCTCCAAGTGTTTGGCTAGGAATATATGAACTTGTTATATCTTCAAGGGAGCCGAATTCCAGTTGTAGCCGAACTTCGTGTAGGGACATAGCAACTAAGGGTAATGCTAGTGCGGGATTTCGGCAGAACCAGAATTGTAAAGGTACATTGAGATATGTGGTATTATCAGCATCACTAGATGTTGCCTTTACAAACCCAGCTAGATTAGACATCGGAACATTAGTGAGTGTCATAGCATCCAATCCTGGACGGCGTCCGGTACTAACACTCAGTTCTTCCCAGATTGCCATCCATTCACCATATTGCCTATCTATTAATTGTCCGCCAATAACTAAATCCACCCGCTTAACTAGGGCATTACCTAGACCTTGTGTATAATACCATTTTTCATCAGTATCGGTTCTAGCCAGAAACATTGGCGCCTGGAGTTGTAGCCAAATTGGGCCCAATAAATCACCTGCCCGGGTTATATCAATATTAACTGTGCGCCCATAACCCACACGGCCATCTATATGTTGGATAATAGATTCCTTGGCAAAATTAGTGTGTCGGCGGTAGACAGTTTTAAAATAGGTAATTTCGGGGTTGCCAGTTATATATATATCAGCGCCGCCATATGAAGCGAGTTGTATTAATCCGCCTGTCATTTCCCGAGTATTTTATGTTTCCTAAATAATTTATTATTTACTCAAGGTTTTTATTATATTTCCCGATATTAGCTGTGGCCAATTAAACCTAGCAACCAATTTGTTATGCTAGGTTAAATTTTAATAACCAATCTAGAAATCAATATAACCGACCAAAAATTGTTATTAGAATTTATTTTTTATATTCCTAGCATAACAAAGTCTAAATCAGAAAAGCAAAATGTCCGTTGATGAAAACCAAATTTATTTCATTACTGGAAATGCCGGTAAAGTGGAAGAGGCCAAACACGCCATTGGCCTCGAATTATTCGCGGGGACCGCAAATCTTCCGATGGTTGAAATTCAATCTGATAGCCACCTAGATATTATATATGAGAAAGCACGGTCGCTAGTCAAGTTATACGAAGACCCCACCGCGCAACAACTCCCATTAACCCAATCAAAAACTTATTATATTAAAGCAATTATTGAGGACACCGGACTAGAGATTGCTAATATGAATGGATTTCCTGGGCCATATATCCGAGATTATTACAATAAACTAGGCCGCCCGGGCATTTGCTCATTTAATGGCGGTTCAGCAGCAACATTTGTCAGTTATAGTGCGGGTGTTATAATAAGTAATCTGACTGGCGAACCGAGCGATACTTATTCAGACATTAGAATATTTGAGACCCGGGTGGATGGTGTTATTACTACAAGTCCTAGAGGCGAAAAAGGATTCGGATTTGACCCAATATTCATTCCCAATGGCTGTTATCAAACATTGGGCGAAATGGATTTGCCGGATAAACAAGAATATTCGGCTAGGATGCATAGTATTCGTAAAGCCCGTGATTGGCTAGCAAGAAAGATACCAGTTGTTTGTAATGAGCCGCCAACTGATTATTAATAAAACCGGTCATTATTAATAAATGACCAATTATTTTCAAAAGACTACAGCATCTTCTGATAAAACGCAAAAAAAAGGAACGCAACAGCACGCAAAATATTTTAATATCCTTACATCGGAATACTTGATAATAGCGATTATTATATGTATTATTACATTGAGTTTCCTAGTTGAACTACCCAGGCGTAATCCCCGGGCATTTTTTTATTTGGTGTTAGCTGTGCTAGGCTGGTATCTAGGTAATATTGCTAATATCGCCCATAAATGCGTAAATAATATTTATGCGGTAAAATTACGACATATTTTCGGGTTTATGCTAACTTTATTCTTAGTATATGGATTTGCGTATTATTCATTATATAATTTGGATGCGGCATCATTTAATGGGCCTATATTACTTGACCGGTCTAAGTCATTAGAATTCGGGACTTATTTTGATATGATTTATTTTACGATGAGCACTTTCTCAACCGCTGGATTTGGTGATATAACGCCAGTTAGTCGTTTAGCGCGCGGGATAGTTATGTCCCAATTTATAGCTGGTTTTACCCTAGTTGCTATTTTATTGGGCCGGGTAGTGGATTAATTTGATGGTATCGCCAGATTTTCAGCAATTATTTTTTTTTTTTTACTGAAATTGTTTTAATTGGTTTTAGATAATTAATATTACTCTCCACCCTGTGCTTCTCAATCCCTTGTTCTTAACGGAACTTTCTTCAAGCGCATCTTTCTCCCTACCGAGAATGTCTGACCTCCCTGACTCTGATGGGTTCTCCTACGAGACCGCGGTCGACAACATCACGATCGTTATCCTGGATTTCGCGTGGCGCTTGATGTGCCTTCGGATTCTTCCATTCTTGTCAGCTGACAACCTTACCATCTGCGGCAAGTCTCTTCGTGAGGCTATTGCCATCTTTGTCTGTGATGTGTGGTTCCACACCGTCTCTGAAGACACCCCTCGCATTGCTGAGTGGGACATCTCTGGAACTGACATCGTTGTTCAGACTCCCCGGCCCAAGGATGGTGATGGCAAGCTTCGTTTCTACGCTGGCGAAGTTGCTAAGTTCTTGGCAACAAAGCCCCAAATCACCATTGACAATCTTGCCACAACCATACTTGCCACACCTGGTCGTTGGGCTGGGTTCTGCTTCTCCGTCGCCAAGAACGTCGAAGTCTTTGACGCCTTTGTCAAGTGGTTCAAGAGCCTCACCAAGGAGCAGCAGGACATCTTGCTCTGTGCGCCTGCTGAGATTCAGGCTCTGTGCATGCACATCGTGTGGATTTCTGTCAACTCTCGTGGCAAGCACACTCTCGAGGCCGTTAACTTTGACCCGGTTGTCAAGGCCATTTGTGGATTTGACGAAGCTTCTCAGAAGCTGATTGTTCTCCACGAGTTCCCAGCCATCGATGTCATCAATGCCATCATCGACCACATTGCTGCTACTGGTTCCCACAGTGGGCTTGCTGACATCAGCTCGTATGCCTCAGGCTACGTTGCTGTGTTCCACGCTGCTCTCCCAGCTACTGCTCCCTACACCAGCTTGGACTCAGTCAAGTTTGTGGAGTTTGCTAAGCTGGCTCATGCCAACTAGGCCACCCCACTCATCCGCATGGCCTTACTCAATTGACCCCCATAATTGCTATTTTAGCGTTGTGGTATCTTTTGAGTGATTTTTTGTCATATCATCTCACTAAATAATAAATGTCTCGGGCCACTCAAAAAAAATCATCAGCTAGGTTAGCAATTGATGCCACAAACAAAACCACTAAGAAACAGAAAGATTACCCATTCATACCTCTACTTCTTGTAAATAGATTAGAAGCCCTTGCTGAGTTTTATGATATTAGTTTAGTTAGCCGTGGTAAGATACCGCCTAACAAAACTGATAAAGGGTTCCTAGTAGTATTCCGGCAATTGGCGCACGGACAACCGGATAAACTAGGACAAATCCCGATTCTGGCCCAAAACCCAGATGGAAATACTTGGGACAGACAACGCAATAATTATATCCTCAGAAGGCAAGATATGTTGAAACGGGCAAAATATGGACTATATGTCCGGGAAGGCCCATTAGTAGGATTGCCAACAGTTCTACATGTTAATATGATGATGTGGGCTTATAGCCCTGACCCCAAAATGCGCACCGCCGCCGGCGTTAATAAAGTATTAGCTAGGTTAGAACAAATTAAAAAAGAAGGCAAGCAAGCCCCTAAACGTCCTGGGATAAGTGCTTATGGGAATCGCTCCGAGACTGAGACTAGCTAACCAAATACTTGAAAATGGCAATATAGTTTATATGATTCAGGATTATCAATACACGGATTAATGTAAATTTCGTGCCCGACACCTATGCTAATAAAATAGTCCTCTAGGAGTTTAATAATTGCTGATTGCTCCATTTCTGACATTTCACCGTTGGCACCCTGTAATATAGTTAATGAAACGTGTGATTTGCCATTACGCGACATAAATACCAATCCTAGCTCAGGAATGGACTTCTTCCGGATATAACCATTTAGCACTGCCTCATAAATTAATTGGGTTTGTGATAGAGTATATTTGATGGGCAAGGGTTTCGCTACTAATTCAGTGCCTGCTAGACTGGCTTTAGTCTTCGCAGACTTAGAATATTTTTTAGGGGTTGACGATTTACAGTTTCCCATTATTAGATTTATATTTGTTATGCTAGGTTGCTTTAATTCTAATATTGTGTAATTCTATTAATTGGTATTTAATCCGCATATTAAAATCAAAATCGTTTTTTACTGGCTAATGACTTATAACATTAGAGTATCCGATAAACACCTAAATATGTCAAAACAACAAAATTTCACTAAAACAAAAAACAAATCCGGAGCTGAATCAATGCCAACATCAATTCAACCATTGGCAAAGTTATATAGAGAGGAAATCCGGGATATCTCCGATTTTATCGACTTACCAATATTTTGGACAATGAAACTCCTAGCTGATGCAACCCGGCGAATTATTAATAATTATATAATAGGTGATATTAAGGGTTGCCTAGATAAACATTTGGAAACCCCGGGTTGTTTAAATGCATATGAATTATATGAAACCAAATATGATTTCCCGGGCGATAATTATTACACTAATTACCAGGAAATGCGCGACAAATACCGCAAAAAAGATTATACTGAGTTTGAACAACAAACCCGGAAAATATTAGATTGGCACGACGCTAATTGTGAGTATATAACACAACTTGATAGGGATTTAGAAAAACTGCGAGAACAAATGCGATATGTTGCAGGATTCAATGATAAATTATTTGGGCTGGAATGTACGGATAAACGGAACTATCTAAATGAAAAAAACAAGCCAAAATGTGAATTATGTGCGACCCCGGCTTGTGAATTCGGCCAGTTTTGTGTCGGCCATCCTGAAATGCGGCAAACCTATCAACAGGTTATTAGTGAGATAACTCGGTTGTCTGAAGAGAATAAACAAAGCCAACGCCCAGAATATATTGAATTACTCCGGATGCTTAATGAGAGTCGCTGGTGGTTTTTGAAACCGGAACAACCTGGTTCGCGCAGATGGGTTTATTAGATTAAGTTAGCCTAGCACAGCAACTGATTGCATAGCTAGGTTATATTTTTTGGTTTTTATGTTTTGGCGGATTTGGCACAAATTACAATTTGGCACAAATTACAATTTGGCACAAATTACAATTTGGCACAAATTACAATTTGGCATCTAGGAGAGTAGGTTCGCGCCGTGTAAAACTGAATAACCCGCGCCAACTGAATTTATCAGCAGGGATAACAGCGGGGAATAAAAGACAAGCGCCGGACAACCCGCCAAATACGTGCCATAATGTGTGCGTTAATCCGTAATTACTACGGAACACTAAGAATAAAACGACGGCTGCTATACTAAACAAACACCCAATAATACTTATAACCTGGCTAACCCAGTGATGGTGCTTGAATGAGAATACTAGGTATATGAAATAAAAAACACCGGCAACTAATGCGGGAATGGAATTATAAATGATATTATTGAATATTTTAGTAAAGGATTGTGTAGTTATAACCCAGAGAATACCGATTGATTGTAATATTATACGGAGTTCAAGATGGATAGGAATTATATACAGAATAGTAATGAATAGTGCAAAGTTGGCCATAACAAGATCATTAGTTTGGGCTTGAACATAAAACATATTACCCCCTGCGCACGATTCAATTAAGTCATCTTGTTGTGGCTCTACTGTTTTTTGGCAAACATGGTAATTAATACTATAAAGCATAACCGCAGTGTAAAACACAGCTAGGATAACAAACCCACTGGTGTTAATAGATTTCTGCCAAAAGTATTTATATACAAGGACAATAACAGGTAATAGATAAATTAGGTTGGAATAAACTAAACCTCGTTTTTCCTTGGAAGTAATATTTTGGGATTCAGAAGTAGTTGCCGATTCGCTGTTATTGGTGGTAGTTGTTGCGGCCATTTGTGTGCTAGGATATTATTTATTATTTGGCAATCAAAAAAAGAAATTCAAATAGGGGAGTCCCCCCTGGATGCCTAGATATTAGACATCTTGCTGGCGTATGCGTGTGAAATATACATACACAGCGGTTGAATGTCAAGGAAATCAACAGCAGTCACGAAATAATCAAGCGAAACGTGGTCAGTCCATCCCTTAGCGAATTTGAATTGTGGAACCCCGGCAGCTGCTGCAATTTCAGCTTCACGAGGAGATTCGTCAAGCACGGGAGCAGCTTTGAGAATAGTGTCAAGTTGTGGGGAGCGCATTTCACAATTGATTTCGGGAACATCGTGGTGAGACCAGTTCTTAATAACTTCAATGCCAAAGCTAGGATTACCCAAAATTTGTAGCATTTGAAGAAGACGAAGCGTGTTCGCCGGAGTGCCATTAATAATGTTGGCGCCGATGGGGATGGGTGTTCCATCAAGCCCGCCTAGGTCATCAACCATGTTATTGAGAGTGGCACTGACACACATTGCCGAAAAGGGCAATTGGTAAAGCTCATTTGTCTCAGGATTGAGAAGTGTTGCTGTCTGTGTAAATTCGGCCAAATCTTCAGGTGTCTGCGCTAGTCTGTAAGTCATTTCCGACGTGAGCATCCCAGTTAGAAACCTAGTTGGTGTTCCATCCTCGGCAAGTTCGGCGAGTGGTTCATAAGTGGGTGCGAATTCAGAGCAGGAAGACCAAGTAATCAGAATACGGACTTGTCGTCCATCATCAAATGTATGGTCGCAGATTGAAAACCAACGCCTAGTATATTCATCAGGAGCTGGACACGGTTCAGCCACAGTAATAATAGGGAAAGCAGTACTAGGAAAAAGCGCGTGAATTTCAACAGTCATTTTGGATTTGCTGGTAGCAAGTAGTAGTTTAACACTGAGATGCGGCTAAATTAGATAATTAATGTTTCTATTAGGGCCATAATTTTAAAACAATTTTTTGGTATAAGTATTTATTTTTGTTGATTTTTGGTAAATAAAAATTGTTTTGCTGAGTTTCAAAAACTAGGGCCAAAAATAATTATTAACCTAGACCCAAGACAAAATAAATACTTTAGAACTAAATTAATTGATTACATACACCAATTATGACTGATACACTAGCTCAGAAAAATAAAATACCAACTTTAGAAGAAGCAGCGCAAATGCCAGACGTCATATTAAATAATACGGACGGTTTCCAACACCGGATTGACTGGAATAAGAATATCTGCGTTGTGGATTTGAGTTATCTTACTTATACCCGTTTTTTCGGTGTACGGGATTGGTACCAACGCGCATTTGCTGATAAACAAATTGCGACTGACCATAATTGGACTGCTGACACAGATTTTATGGCCAAATTTTATGCGCTATTCACTAAGAAACTATTCGCGGTTTGCCGGCAAAAACTGGTGCCAACAAGTAATATAGTGTTTGCTATTGATTGCCGGCATAATGATAACTGGCGTGTCCTAGCTACACAATCTTATAAGGAGACCCGGAAAGATAGCCACGCCAAGAATAATTTTAGTAATTTTGATATATTCCCCTATATCCGCCGTGCAGTTATCGCACCTCTACAACGGGAATTTGGGAACCTAGTGCTCAAACATAATAATTTGGAAGCAGATGATATGGTCGCCCTTTTCGTCCGTGCTGCCCGCGAACGTCATATGCCCGCTAACCCAGGATGCCATATTTATATTATGGCCAATGACCGAGATTATATCCAGATTTGCGATGCGTTTGTTCATTTGATTGACCTGAATGATAAGCCAATTAGCGACCAAATTTTCGCGCCGGGAACAGGTATGGATGCCCGGAAATTCTTGCTCCGTAAAATTCTATGTGGCGATACTAGTGATAATATTGCGGGGTGTTATTTTAATAAGGACTTCCTAGTTAAACACGGTGTAGTGTGTAAGCGCCCGCAACTCAAAGCAAGTGATAAAGTCCTAGCCGCACTATTTTCTAATCCCACAAGTTTTGCTGAACTGGACCGAATTTTGGCCGTGGTAAATAATTATCATTCATCAGCAACACCATCAGTTAATGATTCGAATCAACAACCTAGCCAACCAGAATACCCAGATAATCTAAAAACTGCTCTGGCAGTATTTAAAGATGATTTATTCGTTTCCAACGCGCGGCTAGTTGATTTTGCGAATATCCCGGTAAAGTATGCTACGGAAGTCCAAATGTGGATGCAACATGCGAATATTTAAACCGCTGTGTTAGTTTAAACATTTATTTTTCAGGTATTATTTAATAAAACCACATCTAGGCTATCTACTCAAAAACAAATCAATAAGTATGAGCACACCCACAGGAACAACAAGCGATTATCAAGGCTCTGACCCGGATGTTATTGAAATTCAATTAGATGGCTTAATCCGCAATCAACAGGATTGGATACACGGCCGAGCCCATAAAGACCTGACTAAAGATGAGTTCATAACCGCGATGACACATAAATATGCGTTTTTACACAAGGCATCGGCTAGGTTATTTAATAAGGCCGTTAATGGTGAATTAGCGACACCTCAAGCTAGGGCACAAATAAATCAAATTCTAGGTATGTTAAAACAAGTTGCGGCCGGGAAACTAAGGCAGAAAGACGCCGATGTTATTTATGGCAAGCAACAAGCAGCCAAGTATGTGGACCCACTAGTTGCGAAATTAAATAAAACCGCGGAAACTGATAAATAACCAAACACAAAAAAACGCAAATGTTTTTAGCATTTGTAAATAATTCTTTCCTAGTTGCTGTGCTAGGTGCCGTGTTATATGCTGTCCAGAATTATATAGAAAAATTAATATTCCGACACCCAGGTGGTGATATAAACAAATATTATTTAGTCCGGAATTTCATCATTTCGTGGGGCTTTATGATTTTCTTGATTGCTATTTACTATTACCGGAATCATTGGATAGACTATAAGACTGTTATGGATACTATAAGTTGGGGTGAATTTTTTAATAGTTGGTATTTAATGGGATTATCAATATTAGCAAGTGTTTTTGTAATTACATCCGTATATATCAGTTATTTGGGCATTAAATTCAATCCATTAAGCAGGTATGTTCCTATTCAAACCCTAGTGTATCTTTTGCTGACTGTATTAATTGGATGTGTATTATTAGATGAAAAAATAAATAAATATCAACTAGTAGGGATATTGCTAGGTGCCGTGTCAATTTATTTGATTCAATATCAAAGCCCAGTGCGAACGACTACTGTTTCCATAGCAGAATAAGGCAAGAACACTACTTCAAATTTGGGTTTTATATAAAAGGGATTCCATTTTCCAAACACCAACCGCGGGCATTTTCCATTTGTTTTTCACGGGTTTTTTCTTGCCATTCAGTATCAAAGAATGTTTGGTCATTAATAATGCTAATAGTTTGATTTATGTTGTTTATTTGTAATTGGTTCATTTCGCATATGATTCGGTTTAGATACGCATAAAAACTATTAGGCGCAGTGGTACACACAGCTGGCGATGCTGATAGATGATTAGATGAATTACCAGGTTGTCCATGCGCTAATTCCGCCCCCACATCAAATATTGAATTAATAGTCCTAAATACTGTATCTGTATGCTTCGTGCTAGCAATATGCCAATTTGCCGAAATTTGTCCGATAACATTCTCATTCTCAGCATCTATGCGATTCCACCGGTCAAGTAAATCAAGTAATCGCTGGAACACCTCTGGCGAACAGCCCCTGAACCCGGACGCTATAATATATTTTTCACTATTAGCCAACCGACTGGTTTTGGGTTTGAAAATGGTTAGTTCAGTGAAATGACATTGAAGCAAATAGAGCAAATCGGCGGTGAGCTTATTATTCAGGTCGAAAAATTTACAGATGAACCTCCCGCCGCGGCCAAGCACTGCTAAGCAACCAATAATTTCAGCCAGGATTAATTTACTAGCGGTCTGTTCCTGGCAGTTATAAACCCCGCAAGTATTGAAATCAAACCCGCCATCTGCTGTTGCCAAATCAGCTTTGTTAATAGCAAATCTGGCCGCTAAATATCGCAAATTGGGAATAGAATAGAGATTGCCGGTTCCATCAGCACCGGTTAATATATTAATTTGGGGGTGCTCTTGTAGGAATTGGGATGTTTTCCGCCAAGACGGGATTTCAGTGGATTGTCCATCTAAAAGTGTTATACCATAATATTTGTCATATACGGAATTTTCTAAACCATGTAAGTGTGGCATCGATTTATGACCAGCAGTATTGCGTAGCCAAATAAGTGCCTCGATAAATCCACCAGGTCCTTCAGCTAGGCTAACAGTTGTTATTGGTTTATGTGAATTAATTAATTCGCCTAGCGTTTGATTACCCATTTCAATCATTTTGAAAAAACTCCGGCTTAATGGTTCCATCGCCGCGACATATGGAATTTTATTATTAAGATACCGTTTGGAAGTGAAATAAATAAGTTCATATGGGTTAACTAGCATCCGTACTCGGTCCCAGAAGAAATTATTATTACCACTATCAATTAAGCTTTTGGCAGTTCGCAAATCTGTTTGGCATTTGATATTAATACATGTCGTCCCTAGTAATAGTTTATTCAAGCGTTCAGTCAACCATTCACGGGCCTTCGTTTCAATATATTGTTTTTTATTAATTGACGGTTGTTGCTGAGATTTGGGTTTGGATGATGAGTGATTTGTCCGGGCGATTTTACTCATCTTATACATATCAGTCGTAAAATAATGAATAATAGCTGACAAATCATATGTTTTTTCTTGTGGTTTTATTTCGGGAACTGGATATGGCCGGCAAGCTATTTTATATCTATACATTCCCAGAGCGTAGTGTTGGTATTTGATATTTTAATGGAATGATAAGTGGAGTGAAGTCTATTATTGATAAGGTATAGTAGCCCTAAGCCCGGAAAACATTGGAAATCTAGGTTAGTAAAAATCTAAAAAAGAAGAACAAAAAGAAGACCGAAAAAGAAGAAATAATATCTATTGCCTTTTAGCCCAAACCTGGACACCACCTGGTTCATTCCGGTGTTGCTCACTGGTTGTCAGACCGCATATCTTAACAAAATCAGCTGCGAATTTAATTTGCATCCTGGGAATACGCGGGGAGCACTCATAATATTTGGAATGTAGCGCTAGATTAATTGGGTATGACGCGGGGAAATATACCTTTAATAGTGGGTCAGTTTGATGAGTATCCTGTAGGCGTCCGCCAACTGCTCTCGCCATAAGCCCTGAACTGGCGACTGGCAAAACCATAAATAGTAGGACTTGCGGGTCAATTGGTTGCGTTGGCATCCATTTAAATGCGCTCGCAAGTGATTTCATATCCTTAATGAAATAATATATATCAGCCAGGGTTGGCGCGTAATCGTATGGGTAAAACCATTCCCAAGATTGGCACCTGCCAACATAATAATTAGCATTCCATATTAATGTGCGGATATACGCCTCGCAAATTTGCCCAATATTTTCTGGCGTTCCTGGTGTATCTAGGCAAGTCCGGTAATATCTACCACGCCATTTAGGCTCGCCAACTCGTATACTCGCTTCAATATTCAAGTACTGCATAGGCAAGTGGTCCATCACAATTTGTTGGCGCTCGCGTTCAGTACAATTTTGCGGGATAGGGATATGTTTCCGCGTGCGGTCATCAATAAATTTCCTGGCAAGTTGGTCTTCTTGCCTGGCAAGCCTAGCGAAGATTTCTTGAAGGAATGCTAGGTTAAGTTGACCGGTTGTCCGGTTAAATAGCCATCCGGCATCAGTTTCCATATCAACTTGGGAAATACCATTTTGGACTTGGAAATATTGGCTGAGTAGGATTTCGTGGCCATTATTCTTAATACTAATCCAGTGTATTTTAGGCATAAAATCATTACCTAGTAGCATCATCAGGACGACATAATCATCAATGAACCGAAGAAGATGGTGGTCGGGCATATGTGCTGTGCTGCCAATCCGTTTGCGTGAGGTTTCAATAACCAGTGATGATTTGAGACAATCAACATCTAGAAATAAATAAGGATAACCTTCATGTTCAAATGAGTATTGCCCGTATTCATATGCTTCACGGATAAGAAATATGTTAGGAACACGGCTAGCTAGACTGAGCATAATAAGGTCCCCGTCTAGGCCATATACGATTGTTTTAGTCCCTGTCGCAGGTGGCTGATGGGCCATGTGTTCAAAAATCTTGTGTTCACCTTCGCCAGGGTTAGACCAATCATTAAATATGACTTCCATATCCCTATACATAGCTTGAGTGTCAATGTGTTTACGGATTGCCTCGCGGAGTTTTTCCATAAATACCGTTCCTGGAGTAATCATGTTTGTGTCAATATGTGTGTTCTGCTTGGAATTATCATATTGGTCGCCATATCGAGAATCAATAGCCGCCGTTTTTTGCTTCCGACAAATGCTATGAAACCTACGCTGTCGCTGTTGTTCCATTTTGGCACGTGGTGGAACGCCGTCAATAGCAATAAATAATTTGGTTATTTTTTGCGCGATTTTTCGTCCACCCACAAGCCCATCAAATTCAGTATGACCAGAATCAGCATCGGGTTCTAAATCAATGCCAACTTCGGACTCATTACCGGTAGACTCAGAAAAGACAGGCGCAAAACTGAATAATTTAACCAGATTATCCAAATATTCGAGGATATGTAAAATGAATGTTTCCTCGGTTTTAATCTCGGTTTTTAGGGCTTGATAAATAGCACCGTTAAAATCAAGATATAGGTTAATTGGTTCGCCAGGGTTGGGCAGGTGGCTCTTAATTGTAGATTGGACGTCATTTTTCTTGTTATATTTGCGTAGATGACTAAATAGACCGGGGACACCCATTTTTCTTAATAATTATTGATATGTAAGTTGTTTATCTAGGGTATATGCGTTGGTTTATAGTTAAGCTCCTTATTGGTATCCTAGCTATGATTCATAGTTCTAAAACGCTTTTTGCCGAAAAATGCGTAAATTTATACCACTGATTTTATAAAAATTGTTTTAATAACCTGTTCCCAGATGTAAATATTAATTACAACCTCAAATAAACCAACTTAAGCCAAAACCAAATATGACTACTAACACAAGCACTACTGAAACTACTACTCAAATGAACGGAATCTACTCTACTGAATTTGACAAGGACTGGGAAATGTCCAAACATTACATTGATGCAGTTAAGCAAATTGCCCAACGTGCCGAAAATATTGATGCTGACCAGCTCTATCAAATCTTCGATACTAAGACAATTCCTGAACGTGAAGAATCTAATAAGAAGCTTAAGAGCAAGCAAAACAAACGCCAGAAAAAGAAGGCTGAGAAGTTCGTTGTTGCCGGTCTTGCTAAGCCCAAGAATGCCCGTAATCTCTTCCGTGAGCAATACAAGGCTCGCTGCACAGCAGAAGGAAAGGCATTCGACAAGGATGAGTTTGACGCCGCCTTCAAGGCACTTAGTGCTGACGCGCGTGAAGCTATCGACCTAGAAATCAAGGCATCGAAGGAGTCATTTGACCGCGAATACGAGCAACAACTTGCTCGTGCTGTAGCCGCAGGTGATTACCCTGAAAAGGCACCTACCAAGTTCAAGCGTGCTTACCTCATCTTCACTGAAGATATGCGTGCTGCACTTGCTAACCCTGCTGATGCCCGTCTAACTGCTACTCAACGCACTGAAATTTCGGCGATGACTATGACTCAAAAGTCAAAGGCATTTGGCGAGCTTTGGAAGACTGTTAGCGAAGCCGAAAAGGCCCGCTATTCTGCCCTTGAAAAGGAAGCAGAACAGGCTTACACTGCTGAAAACTATGATTACACAGTGCGTGTGCTTGAACGCCAAATCGCCAAGGCTGAACGTGAAGGACACGATGCTAAAGAACACCGCGACCGTCTAGTTGAGGTTCAACTCAAGCCTCCTAGCGCCGAAGCACGTGCTGTTCAATCCAAGTATTATGGTGCCGCTGCAACTGTAGCAGCATCTGCTAATACAAGTGCTGAAAAGCCAAAGAAGGCCAAGAAGGCTGTTGAACCAGTAGCAGCAGCTGTGGCAACATCAACTGTTGTTCTTACAACTGAACAACCAGCTGAAAAGGTTAAGAAGCCCAAGAAGGAAAAGGCTGCAGCAGCAACTAATGCTTAAACAGCAACCAACCTTCTATCAACACTCATATAATATTAATTGTAGCTAATTAATATTGATTGAAGAGAGTTAATTATTTTTTATTTTTCTGTTAGGATTAAATCAAATCTACATCGGAACTTATTTACTATCGGGAATAGTGTAAAAACAAAAATGGCAACAAGAACAAATATTATAGTCTTATCGTGCTTGAATTTGGACTTAATAGATTTACATGAATTTACCCAGCAATTTGCGGTGAATACTAATACTGGTCAACACCATTTTTTTTTGATTGACCATCTTAGACCGGAATCCACAAATCAAAGTGCTAGTAATATATCTAGGATAGATATTAATAAATTCATAGCAGATGAGATAGAAAATGAAATACTAACGCCAAAATTGGATGACTCAGCAAAATTCCAAAAAATAACAACCCATCAAATATATAAGGAATACATTGCCTACTTACAACGGGCAAATACACCCAACCGCCGGCTTATTGAAAATATATTTTATACACATCCGGAATATATCGAATTCATTAAATACTATATGTTCTCTATTCTCAAATTATTTAGCCTAGCAAAGCAATCATCCGATACCGATGTTAAAATTATTTCGGGCGACCCTTTATTCCATTATTTATTAGAGGGATTGCGGACTTATAACCCTGCAGCAGTAGAGGAATTCTATAAATCAACCGAAATTCAAGTATGGGAACCACCCATAGGTTGGCCACTGGCATACCCACCTGGCATCGCGATAACTAAATTGACTAAAACCACTTTTGCTAGATTCAAAATTCCTTATTTACAACAAACACACCCGGCCGAAATTCCACCAATAATTACTGAATTCCGCACAGATAATGATATTTACAACCTAGACTTACTGACTGATTATAGCAAGGCCGGGAATAATAATAAGTTCAAGGGCGCCATAAAAGGTGTGCTAGGATTAGATGATATTAAAACCGGACTGGCCCACATATTCCATGAGGAAGTAATTACACGACAACTCCGGGTTCCTAGACATTTATTGCCATTACAAGAAATCCAGGCACAAAATATAGCATTTGAAATAACTATATATCCACAGCAAGTTCCTTATATAACAGATATTCGGGTATTAGCTGACCTAGCACAACAATTAGACCCGGAACTGGTCAGCCGATATAAAACAATGGTTAGGCGGGAATTGGAATTACTATTACCGGAACTGGAAATTTTGGCACTAGAATACGAACTCAGGCTTCAGAAACACATCAAGCTGCCAATAATTATTAATTTGGTAGGCTGATTATTCATAAGGAATCCGGCAGAAACCTACTAAAATTATAGGTTTGTATTATAAAATTGCTAACCCCAATCCTAGAACAGTGATGGAGGATACAACATCTAGTCATCAAAAACTACCAAACTATATATTTCTAGGTATGTGGCATAATTTTAGAGACCATACTGATTTAAAAACATTATTATTGCCACCTGGAATAAATAATTGGCGGGAAATAGACATAAATGATTTTATAAGAACAAGAGGAAAACTACGCATAGATTTATTAATTTGTGGGCCATTTAAATGTGATAAAAATCTCGCAATATTAACCAGATATAGAAAACAATTAGCACACATCCCCAAATTACTAATGAATGGGGAAAATCCAACAACTCACAGCCGGCGGAATTATTTACTACCCTGTATAAAAGTGGTAGATTATGTCATTGATTTTAGACGATATAACACAAAAAATAACCATGGTTGGCCGGCTAACCTAACATCTATTCAATTCCCGTTTTGGTTATGGAATGAATTAAAAAATGGTGTTAGATGGCAGCCGGACGATAATCCAGTCGCGCGACTTAATACGGGTTGGCAGCGGAAGACAGATATTAAATATTTAGCCACGTGTGTCGCTGGACACGATACTAATAATACCCGCTTACCAATAATTCGGGAATTAGAAAAATACGGGCAAGTTGCGTGCCCTGGTAAATTAATTAGTAATTGCCCGCCTATACCACACGGATATCCGGCCAAAATAGAATTCATCGCGCAATCCCGTTATAATATCTGTACTGAAAACTCGGAAGGCCCTGGGTATTTCACAGAGAAAATATTTAATGCCCTAGAAGCCGGATGTAAGCCAATTTATTGGTGCGGGTCTCATCAACGGCCAATATGGGTTAACCCAGCCGCATATGTTTATTTACCCGACCTCGCGCAACAAACTATAACCAATATAATAACACCCGAATTAGCAGCACCTCGGCCGCAAGAATTACCCGGGCTCGCCGAAACACCATTAACACCGACCGCTGAATGGGAAATAGCGGATTGTTATTATCAATTGGAGTTCCTTTTCTATAACCAGGCTATTCTTAAAATTCCACGACCACAAGTAATTCACCTTAGCGGACCGGACCAAGTTTTAGTAGAACTACCAGCAGCACAGCTAGGAACACAATTTATATGGGACACACAAGCTATGGATAATTCAACAAAACTGACAGAATGGCAATATCTTAATTGGATGGGGATTAGTATCCCTAGCACCACACTAACTGGATTAGAACCACCAGAGGAAATTATTAGAATTATAACCGCTAGCCCATGCGGGATTATTCATAAAAACTATTTTACAACCCACTTAGTAAATCAAATAAACTTAGGAAAAACCACCGGAATCTAATATCAGCAATTTACCAATTCTGTGCTAATGGCAACACTACCACACAACCTACATATTATTTCCTTTGCTAGCCGCGCATTTGTTGCTCGGGTTCCAATACTTAATGCTATGCTAGGACAATTAAAAGGGATAAACTATAAAATTTACACAGAAACTGACATACCCGAAGATTTCATCGAAAAAATGGGCCCCGAAGTTTGGCTAGCAACTAAGGGCGCTGGGTTTATGTGTTGGAAGCCCTGGATTATTAATGACTATCTCAATAAACTTGCTGATGGGGATATTCTAATTTATATAGACGCCGGGTGTTCTAGCAATTTGATGCGACCATTTGCTAGGCGTAAATTAGTTGAATATTTGGGCCTAGTTAATGACCCCGCGAAATGCGGGATGTTGCGATATGAATTACCCAATCATTTAGAGTCCAAATACACTAACCGTTATTTCTGGGATTATATGTGCTCGCGATATCCGGGTCTTGCTGAAACTAATCATTATGAAACACAACAACTTATAAGTGGCATTATGTTTATGCGGAAGTGTCCTTGGGTAGTAGATTTATTTAACGAAGCAGTGGCTATAATACTAGATAATCCACAATTATTATCCGAAATACACTCACAACCCGAAGAAATTCACAGGCATGACCAGAGTCTTTTAAGTGTATTATATAAGGCCCGTGGTGGCGATTTAATTATTCCCGATAAAACCTATCCTCGTGCGCTTACCCCTAGAGAGCGGCAGATAATCCCATTTATAGCAACCAGGTTAAAACGCTAGCCACAAACCCACAAGTTTATTTCACAGTGTTTAATAACTCCTGCAATAAATAAATCAAAAAGAACATACGCTCACAATGGATGTCCCAAATACCCATACCAATCCGAATCCGACTTGCCAAGAGCAACAAACCATAACTAGGATAACTATCCACAACCCGGTTAGTTGCCATTATGAATGTATTGAATCAGTGATTCACTATTTACCATTTATTCTCCGCACGAAACACGATGAAATACAACGGCAAACACAAAACCCAATCCTAGTGTTAAGTATAGTCCCAGAGCCCGGGTTTATTAAATATATAACGACCTATAAAGATAAACTTATCCAGAAATATGCGCTAAGGGATATTATTATAACACCGACCCTAGATGTGGGATACACCGAAAATCCGGATATTAATAAAATAGTCAAGCAAGCGGAACCAGGAGAAATCCGCATCCAATTAACTATTCCGAGTGGTGAAGTTTCCAAACCTGAAATATTTAATTGGCCAAATATATATTACATTTTTCATAATTACAGACCCAATATTGCGACTCCTGATAATATTTTTTTCCTATCACCACACTGTTCAGTAAATCGGCCCAATAATTATTTTATCCCTGATGTATTGCCATTTTCGGCCAAGTCAGTTAGCTACACAGATAGACCACGACAAATCCCAATTAGTGAAGGGGCGTGGATTCTGGTTCAAGGCCGACTTACCCGCCGAGTTCCAGCATTAATTAAAATCCTAAATAAATTTATTTGCGCCACAATAACAGGGCAAGTCGGAAACACGCAAATACAACCAGCCAATTTAGTTATATTAACCAAATCAAATAGTTTAGATATTGAAACAGCCCTAAATATTCATATGATAACTAACTCGGATTTCTGGGAATTTCATCAATGGGCGGCCAAATGTAATATTATCGCCACTCTAGTTAGTAAGCAAACCCACAATAAGTATTACACTAGTAAACTAACCAGTTCTATCAGCTATGGCCTAGCTTACCAAATGCGGTTTCTAATCGACCGTGAGTTAAATGATATTTACTTCCCTGACACAAAAGAAATTTCAGAAAAACAAACAAACAAAATAACCCACGGAATTTATACCACTCGCCAGGAGTTTATTAAATCACTCAAAGCCATTTGTGCGGCGGATTCAGTTGGGGGGAATTAGAATAGTTCAATAATCATCTGCATGTTATCAGGGTTAATATCATTAGCTAGGCATAAATTCCGTAAAATAGTCCATTCCAATTGTTCAGATACTATCGGCTCAGTAATTACCAAATCTGCTAATATTTTTTGGCGGCCAGATTGATTGGCGGTTATCATATTGGATAATGGCGTATAGATATTTTCGGGTTTAATAAATCGGCTAACGAGTGAATTGAACCGCCGGATTTTCTGTGGGAAAAAACTTTTACTGTTTAATTGGTCCGCGAATTCCCGTTTCAAACCTTGTATTTGTGCTGGTGTTTGGAATTGCGCTGGCGTGTATGAATTAATTATTTGCCGGAACCTAGATGGGTCTTTTATTTTTTTATTATCACGTAATTTCGTGACCAAACATTTTGTTATCGCATTAGCTAGTGACCGAGTGTTAATATGTAATATATATCCATCTACTAACATAGACCCATTCCGTGGGTAATGCCGGGGGTCGCTGTCATTTACCCCACGTAAATCACCGTCTAACACATTAAAATTACGCCCCCGGGTAGGTATTGGAAAGAAAAAATGCGCATTGATTTTAGTTTCCGGATTAGCCCATTTGGTATTACACATTGATTTAACAAATTTATATGCTTCCAGTTGCTGGGTCAAAAAATACCCGGCTAGGGATTGTAGCTTAGCTGTTGTGCTAGGTAAGTTAATCCCAGGATTGACTATTAATTCAGGAGTAATGGACACCGGCCATTTGCTATTCAATTTATTTATACACATCCACCGGAATTTGATTTGTTGAACAGAATCAGCATTAGGAACTTTGCGCTCATCTGCTAATCGGTGTGATATTTTATAAATATATTCCTTAATACCACCCGGGTATTTTGCCAAATCTATAACTAAGAATTCATCTGCGTCAATATTTAATATCCAATCATATGTCTTATCCGCATAATATGAGTAATGAGTTTTAAGAATATTATTGCCTTCATTAACAACTGGAATAATGTCTATCCTAGCTGTTATAGTTGCGGTGCTAGTAGGATTGTCATTACTCGGAATGGTTAGCATATCTAGGTTAGGTGGTTTATAATCCGGGAATTTATCAGTATCCGCTTTAAGGATAACTATATTATCAAAGCCTATTGCAGCATAATATTTAATGAAGAAATCCAAATAGGCATCCTCATAAAATGCCCTAGTAATAACCCGGGTCTTCATAGTAATCCATTCTAGGCATGTTATGGGCTGTTCACTAATCATAGCAACAGCACCGCTAGGATAAGGGGTATTTGTATTAGCTAATTCGGATTCAGATGACATTTTATTTGTGGTATAGATATGTATTCTAGTGTAAATTGTTATAGTGTAAATTTTAATTAGAAACAACAATTTACAAATAATTAACTAACTTGTTGTACCCTATCTCACCATTCGGCCAAACAAAAAAAATTGTTTATAAAAAGCGTATTAATATAAACTAAAATCAAGTATAAGTTTAACTATTTCTATTTGCTAATGACGACAGCAACAGAAAGCAGGCCACTAGGGAAAATGAAAAGATTTTTAGGTGAGGGAACTTATGGAATTATAATTGGGTGTCCTAGATTACCTTCTGAAGGCGAAACCCGGGCTGAACTTTTAGACTCGCTAATAGCAATTAATCAGGTTAGCAAAGTTATTAAAGACCGTGACGATATTGATAAACTTAATGCGATTCTAGGGCTAATTAATCAACGGTTTAATCCAACTAACCTAGCACATCTCCAGACTCAAATAGTTATCCCCAGTCAGCCGCAAGTTATTAATTGGCGTGATTTGGCTAATTCACCCGAAGAAATCGCGTTCCTGAGATGTCATAAGATAACCAAACGCCGGACTAAATGGCAATATCTGATGGAGCGGGGAACAGCCGATTTAGATATTGAACTCCGTGGCGTACAATCCATTAACCAATTCAAACATTTCCTCAAAGGATTCGCTAATATAATTGATGGGGTGGCAGCTCTCCATAAATTCGGGCTCGTCCATACTGATATAAAATTAACTAATATGATAGCTTCTTGGGATGGGCGTTATAAATTAATTGACCTAGATGAACTCGCCGACGCAACTATCCTTCCTTCAAAACAAAGTTATTTTGAAAAAATCTATCATAATGTATATTACCCTTATTATACACCAGCGGGTGTCTTTCTATGGGTATTTGGTTGTCGAACCAAATATTGGGATAATGAAAGAATAAATATGGTTATCCGCGACTTAATCAAAAAAAATTACGACAAAGAATACTTTGAATACTTTACTGAAATAAGCCAACAAACCCTTAAAATTGCCGCTGACACCGAACTCACTAAGATAATTCAATCACCATATGAAAATGACACCAATATGCGCGAATACCTAGTAGACTTTAGAGACCGGATTTGCGCGCAATCTAACCAAACTATGGCTCACCGCGAATTATTACTTTTCAATGACCGGTATTCTTTGGGCATCAATCTATTAATCTTACTAACCCGTTATTATAAACTAACCGGGCAAATATCTGGTAGCAAAATTGCTTGCGACATAACTATGGCTAAATGTGAATTCATACCCCAATCACTGATTTCCATTATTAAATTGTGTTGTTCTCCCACGAATTATGGCATAATTACTACGGACCAAGTCAGCGCTGAATACCGGGTATTTATAACACAATTATTTAGGCGGTTCCCGTTCAAATTTATAATTAAACTGCTATCTGGATTGGCAATCCGGCGCAGGTCTGTTATTAGCATTTCTTAATTTTTTGTGTGTTAGGCAATTCACAAGCCAAAAATTGTTTTAGGTTCCGGCATCCTAGCTACTCTAAAACTATTAATCTATAAACCTCGCCCGCTACTACTTGATATGAATCGCACTATTATTACTTTGATTGGTTCAGCTCGTGAATTATCAGCTAGGCAAATGCTACTCGCACTTAATATGAATCGTGTTCAAAATGCCATATCTTCCACAAATATCCAAGAAATTTTAGCATCTGCACAATCACGGGAGAATGATGTATTAATTTATAAAGTTCCCGAATACTATTCTATTGCTAGGCAAACAATCGCTAATAACCACAAGAACCTAATTCTTAAATATACACCCTACAGGTCAGTTATTATTTATACATATGAGAATTTCCGGCCGATGCCAAATGACGGCCGATTGCTTGAAGAATATTGCCAAAAAATGGGTATTGATGCTTGTTGGAACCCATTCGCGCTGGTTGAAAAAAATGACCAAATGCTGATTGACCTTTTAGGCCTAGACAAGCTTTAAAGCGGCCTAGACAAGCTTTAAAGCGGCCTGGACAAACAAGCTTTAAAGCGGCCTAGACAAACAAGCTTTAAAGCGGCCTAACCAGGGATTGGTTTGTTTATTTTTATTTTTGACATCACCCCCTGTAATATTCATCTGGGCGCGTTCCGGAATTCACGAAATCAATCAATGGCCACAATACACGGGCGCCACCATCATCGGCGGTTAGTACCTTAATTAAACCGGTGCTAGGATTAGCAGGCTCGGATTTGCCAAAAACACCAGTAATAAATCCGGGGTCGCTAGTATATGCCAATAGATGTGAGTCTTTTTCGGCCCGCAAACATTCAATCATTTTGCGCATATGATTTTTATGTCCACCAGTTATACTTGCTTGGACACCCGCATCACCTTCACTCGACCCGACATTAATAATGACTTGAAATGGCCATCCTAGACTATTATCATGAGTTTTTTTGTTCGCAGCGATGGACATTTGCCTAATTGCACTAATAATTAGACTAGGTGCGATTTGATTGACCATTCCTGCAGTTATAATTTCTTCTGGTGCGATTTTATGAATAGGTTGTTTCCAGCTATTCCCGGTCCCGAACCTGTGTTGAATAACCGCCAATTCTTGAGAAAGTGGTCTAGGTTCTAGCCAAGCACTACTAGGTTCAGTTTCTTCTGAATCCGTAGAGGCCGCACTACTTGTTAGTGCCAACGGACGGATATTCCCATTAACATCCAAAACTTGGCGGAGTGATTCCAAATCACTAGGTGGCGCGAGTTCCAATTTTCGGGCCGAGGCCATATAATCTGGCGTATTCGGCATTGTTTGAAATGCGTTATTAACATAGCAATTAATCCGGTATTCGGCCAGAGCACTAATAATGGTTTGGATATCGGGATATCGGGTAAAATCAGCGCCAATAATAACAAGCCGGTCGCGCCATTCTGGGTAATCGGGTTCCAGTTTGTAAGCAGCCAATGCTAGGTTAGGGAATCGGGTTGTCCCTAGCACAAAGGCACCTTGGCGTAGCGCCCGTAAACTAGTCATCCAACCGACTGTATGCCGGCATCCAGTGATACACATCCGGATTGGTGATAGGTCAGCGTGTTTGTGCCGGATTTGCCAAGCCCGCAAACCACAATCCCAACACAATCGGTCATAATAATCGAATTGGTTATTTTTGGGTTGGGCGCAATGATGGCAATTATCGGCATGGGTTTTAAATCGCAATCCTGGTGTCTGATTAATCCATTCCCCAATACTATCCACTTTAGAAATTGGTTTGCTGGCTCCTTCATCCGGATTAGAATATGTGCTAGGATATCCTAGACTTGGTATTGCCGAAGAATACCATGTTTCATATAGCACAGGATGCATGAATACATGGTTATTACGCATCTGGACGACTTGTTGCCGCATCCTAGATGGTCCGCGGAATTCCACACGACCAGTATTTCCCATTAAATTTCTGCTATTGGAATAAATACTATTTATCATATTATCCGGTGGCAAGTAATAAATCAGTTTATCCACTTGTTGAATACTAACTCGTTTGTCGGCCAATAGGATAATACTCGAATCAGCCAAAATATAATTTTTAAGCCGATTACAGACTTCTGATGGTGTTTCCTTATGAAATTTAACCTTACCTGACAAATCTTGTCCTAGCATAGCAATCCATTCTTCATGTCGCCGGCTAATCCAGGTGGGGGACCAATTATGTGTCTTAGAAATAGTTTGACTGACATCAATGAAAGTTTCCGGGACCGATTTATATGACCAATTCCGCAATAGGTGTTGGATATCCAACCTGGTCATTTTGCCACGGCCATAAAGTCCCTGGGATTTCTGTATTACTTTATGGATTAGAGCATATGGCGCGAACCGGCAAATTGCTGCCAAATCCACTGACCTATAAGCCCAGAATTCTTTGTTTTTCTCGTGTTTATAGTCCTCATATAACCTAGCAATATACTCCCAGTCTGGTTGTTTATCATCTAGGCCAACCATGTCATTTTGGTCCGCCGACCTAGTTGTAATGCTAATTGGGGTATGGAGATTAAAAGTCATTTTGCGGGTTTTTGCGTAATACGGAATACTGGTTTTTGTAGATGGTATTAGTTATTTAGTTAATAATCTTGACACCTTGCTCAAAAAAACAATTTTTGGCGAAGCTTGGCACTAGAACTAGAGCTAGGACTAGGAATCACGTGTCTATATACCTGTGATAACCATATATTCGTTTATGGGTTCAAAACATTCGGGACATTTGGGGTCCTTAAATCCGCCGAAACACTTACTGCAAAATGACAAATGGCAACAACCAAGTGAGACGACATTTTGCCGCGAGCTGCAGCAATGTATACAATTATCGCCAAGTGCCAAGTTAGTAGAAAGATTAGTTTGCCACACAGCATCAAGTGGTTGGATATCAAATCTATAGATATCCGGGTTCTTTTCCAAATTAACTTTAGTTGCGCCGACAGTGGCCATACCACTAGCTGATGTGATGGTATTGACTGAAGTATCATCAACTAAGCTAGCCACCCGCCATTGCCGGTTATCTTCTTCAGTTGGCAGTGGGTGGTCCGTGCCATAATATTTCCTAATAATCGGAGCATAAGCACAACCGAGCAACCGGAAATGTTCTAGCATATTTTCCACCCGAGATGTCGTATATTCACAAAGGAGTGAATTACATGTGTATGTCGCGTGTTTTTCTTCTCCTTTGGCACCTTGAACTACACGGACTGTCTTACGACAAAGTGCGGGGAATGAATTTTTAAATAGTTGGTCGTTAATAATTTGCATACTATCAGATGCTAGGCGTTGATGATTTGCGGCGTAGAAATCCACATAATCGCTATCTTCACACGACTTAAGGTGCTCTTTGAGTTCATCTGGTGTTGCTGCGACAAAATTACATCCGAATTTGAGACATTGACAATCTAGTAGCCTAGCACGACGTTTGTATTTCTCGTTCATTGCCGGATAAAGATTATGGGCTGGTAGGGTCCCAATTTGCTTGATTTGGTGTTTCAGATTTTGTTTCTTTAAATCAATCACCAAATGATATCTAATAGCAACACGACATTCTTCTGGTAGCTGAGTAAACGTAGTAGGCAGTAGAGGATATGGTTGCTGAGGTGTATTTGCTTGGAATTCTGGGTATTTGGCCACCCGGATATTTTGTGGTTTATAAATCTCGGGGAGCTCTTCAACTTGTAGCTCTAGGCTAATAATTGGTCGCTCTGTATCAGGTGCTGCGAAATATTCATCTAGTTTGGTAGTATCACTAAGGTTTTCAAGGATAGTGATAAAATTATGTCCTAGCGTAGCAATGGGTAGTTTGATTTCAAACCCTGGATTTTCTGGTCCGGAAAGTTTGGTAAATCCTAGCCAAAAATCCTGTTTGTGTCCTGTGGGAACCTGTAGTGTCCGTTTAGCAGGAATTTGCGCGACAGCTGCTGGGTCAGTCATTCTGATTCCAAGATAACACCGGTCGAAATCAGTGGAAAGATAACTTAGCAATGTTTGTGCTGGCTGTTTAGTCCCAGTCCTGAAAATCTTATAATCATTCACGTGTTCGCCAAATACTCGGATAACCGCCGAAATACTAGGTGAAACACTATACTTATTAGAATTAGTAGTGCTAGAATTGGTAGCAGACATTTCTTGATATAGTGAATAAAGTGTATTTTAAAGATTTGTTTTGGTAATTGAAAAAACATCAAAAGTAAAATAATAAAACAATTTTTCTGATATCATTGATTAAATAGTTGGCGCGTATCCTAGAATGCGTTGTTTTTCAAAATAATCAACTTTCCGGCTATCAATATTATTACGCGCATTAAGTTCGATTTCCATAAGCCGTTGCATTTCATCAGCTGTTAATTTACGGTCCATCTCAGCTTCATTGGGGCGTTCCTTATAAATCGTATTATTACGGCGTTTTATACCAAACCAGAACACACCTTCTGAATACCGTTTCTTAGAAAGCCCTAGACCTGAGAAAATCATTGGGAGCGACCTCTTGACACATTCCTGGTATTTCTTGGCAACATTGAGATTCATGAATATGTCATCACATAGGTTCTTGAATTGGATGCGGTTATCCATATTATCATTGATGTCATAAGTTTGGGTAATATATTTGCGGATGTTTTCTAAGCTAGGATACTCTGCTGTGGATTTGTTAATGAAATAGTCCAAATCCTTATTGATATCATCCTTGGAATAGTAAATTTGCTTACCTAGCATAGCTTGGCATTCAGTAAGTGAGAATTCATTGGATAAGTTAATTTCACGAACCAAGCTAATTTCGGGTATATACTTATGAATATCCGAGTTGATAATAACTGATTCATATAAGTATTTTTCGATAACTAGGGCATTAAAGAATTGCTGGTTATATATGACCACATAGGTATTAAGAATATTCCCGTCGGCTGCCAAATTCCCATTCGCGATAAATGGTGAATTTCCGGCGATTCCGTGGAGGAAATCAGTCTTGCTGAAATCACTAACTGAGAAATAATCGCCGGTGATGTCATTAATACCGGCGGGTTCGTCGGTTTTATCAGAATCAGGTCTATAACTGCACGGTGTTTTTTGTTTCTTTTCGCCTTTAGTTGTAAGTTCAGGATAGGGACGTAATCCAATTGATTCGTGTTTCTTAAGAAGCCCACTGCGGATAACATCAGGAACATCGCTTGCATCACCAGTATCACCTTTCAAATAGAAAAGCGCATTACTCAGGTTTTCTAGGTGTTTAACTAGGTCAGCCGGGTCTTCAATATTTTCATTACTGAGAAAAGAACACTTATCTAGGATACCGAGCTCAGAATTTAGGATATCATATTTGAGCCCCGCAAGGTCGGTGAATTCCACATCATAAGTTTCGTTATTATATAAGAAATTATTGAGCCGTTTAATAGTTGCTACATCATCTGCGGAATCATATTCACTGATTTTTATGTAGTTATTAATACGGGTAATAATATAATCAAATTTGGTTTTGGCTTTTTCTTGTTGGAAAAAACGGGTGTTAGCAATAAAACGGTCGCAGGCAATTGGTTTCGAATTAGTAATATTATTTGTTTGTTTAGATATCTCATGTGGAATATCTATGCTACCATATGAACTACATACCATAAAGTCGCTAACTTCATCACCATTAACAGCGGATACTAAGGATTTAATATCAGTTGTTTTGTGATTATCGTCGGCATTGTCAGTTTTCATAGGTGAAAGAGGTTCATAGCGATTAACGAATTTATCACCCGATAATATATTATGGCAAGGAAGTTTAGAGCTTTTAGATTTTTGCGCGAATGAGGACATAGCGAGAAATTACTAATATTAGTATTAATAGTAGGATAACCTAGAGAATGTAGTATAGAGCACTTATTATTACCCAGGAATGATGTATTAAAACCGGATTTTAAACGCACTTGGTCGCCGGGATGTAGGGTCCTACATTATTTATTTTATGCGCCGCAAATCAGTTTGTATGCGCTATTTATCTGTTATTAGTTTATCGGCAAAGTTATAATATATCAGCCAGATTATTTGATTTATTTGGATTGTGATGACAGAAAATATAAAAATCATAAAGCTAGGTTCGGAAAATGGGAAAAATAATCCTAGCCAAACAAATGGTATTCAATCCGCAACATCAATACAACAACCTAGTAGTAGTTTAGTCCCAAGTATATCTAGGTTATATTCGTGTTATCAACTAGTATATCGGCCACCACTTTGGGTAGGCCAATCCGAATTCCAATCAGCGGTCTGGAAATATGCTAGCCATGCCAAAGTATATTATCCGTATGGCGCTAGTTTTTCGGAAGTAAAACAATTGGCTACACAACGCGAACCCACTAATCTAGGTGGCGATAAATTATATGACCGGGAAAGATTGTTAGCAGAATATGGATACGCTGAAAGCCCCTATAAAATTGGTTCACCGAATATTGCCATTTTTTGCCGGACACCCGTGCTAACAACACGTATGATTAGCCCAGACCGGGTTAAATATGCTAATATCCTTTCAGCCATAGCACCGGCCCTAGATACACAAGAACAACCAGATTATCGGTATCTTGCAAGCGACCCTAGGCAACCCAAACGCAATTATAAGTACGCATGTATGATGGCAGCTGCTTTCAGGCACATCCGGACTTGTTTCATAGAAGATGGTTATCGCCGTTTGGTAATGACAGGACTAGGTATGGGTAATTTCAAATACTATGCTGAGGAACTAGATATTGATGCCGAACATATTTTTCGGGAATGCCTATTCCGTGGTCTAGGCGATTTATTCACACCAGCAACTGGCAAAGAAATGTGGTTAAACTGCACGCGGGCAGTGGTTCTCCGCGAACATATCCCGGCCGAACTCCGCAATCAAGTAATATTAAAAGCACTAGATATTCAAACACTCCTAGATAATCTTAAACAAACTGAGCTAGATGAAACACTAATTATTAATGCGTGGGACCCATTTAGTATGGTCGGGAACGGGAATGCCGGGGATATTAGCCTAGATGGATATATCGGCCGGATTAGCGCGATCGGTGTCTTGTCATGGCCAATTACTAACCCGCAGATTCAGTGGCAAGCGGATTAACGGGGGTTATATGATTTATCCCTTTTAAAAACACCGACTAATTTCCACAAACCATCTTCATCAACGACATAAACATGAATTCCAACTGCGCCACCAGTTATACTCTCTGGATTATTAACACCGTGATTCCAACACATATTAAATTGTCCTAGCACTTGTCCGCTACCAGTTGGTGGATGATTATAAATGACATCCACTAATCTTTTGCCGGCGAAATTTTCGGAGTATTTTTGGCGAATAGTTTGGATATTCTTAAAAACTTGTTGTGGGTCAGCTAGGTTTAGTTGTGCATCTAGGATACTCTTATAACTCTTTGTATTTAAAATTTGTGTTTTACATTCACTTGATGGCATCTGTCCCGGAACACTGGATTGTCCGCCTGATTGTTTCCGCCGAATATTCTTATGGTGTTTCCGGGTTTTCTTATTTGTCCGGGATGAGGATTTAATAGTCTTAGATTTGAGTTCTAGGTCGGGTTTGAATGCTACGAATTTCTTATATGTTTTCTGAGTCGTCGGGCTCCATTCAATTATATAAAACTTTTTGGTTTTTGTGTCTTTATATATGTCCGCACCAGTTTTATAACTACCATAAACTTTTGGCATCCTAGATGCGCTGCTCTTTTGCTGTTTATCCTAATCTTATAAAAAAGAAACACAAAAACAAAAACAAATATCAACTCAAAGTATTAATTATAAATGGGCTGACATTAAACATTTGCGGATACGATACCATTTGCCGGGATATGTATAAATCATACACTCGCCAGTAATATCATGTATATCTTTCAACGCAAACATAGATTTAGCTTGTGGTCCGCCGCTTCCCAATGTATTAATATGTAAAGTAGTAGTCAATGGGTCAGTATGAATAATAATTGGTTCAGAACTCACAAAAGCATTATGTGCTGCTGAAACCATGGTGTCATTTTGTTTAGGGAGTTGGTACGCTTCAATCATCCACCCTAGATTATATAACTGGGGGTTATGGGCCGCGACTGACTCTTGGTCAATATCCAGTATTTCATAGGGAATAAAGTATAAATAATAGCTAGAAAGTGGTTCGCTATTGATATATGTTTTTTTACCGGTTGGTTGTGCTAGAAGGAAATCTTCGGTTATATCTTCTATTTTTGTGACTTCATCTTTACGACGATAGGAAACGCCAAGTTCATCTGACATTATCTCATACCTTTTAGTAAGTTCCTGTATGAAGTCATCATGCGGATATGGCTGTGTAATATATGGTTCTTCACCAATAGAATATGAATTACGCAACCCGATAACATACACACGCATTTTTTAGATTAATTAAATTATTATTTGTAGGTATTGAGTTTGTAAGAATTTAATATTAAATAAAAAATAGTGTGCTAGCAAAACGATTTTATTTCGTTTTATTTATTTTTCATCAGCTAGGTTGCTTATCTGCATAGGCATGCGTTAATCCATACTAATCTCATATACCGCGATATATAGGAACGCTTCATCATCCGGATCCTCAGTCAAGTAAGTATCCCCTAGCGGCAAGTTTTCAAGCCATTCCTTTGTAATTTCATCAAGTGGAGTAGTAAGTAAGCATTCATAAGCGCAACTGAAATTCTGATATAACTCGGGAATCGCGTTTAGAAACCCTGTAATGGCTCTAGGTGTGTGAATATATGTTTCACGGCGGTTATCGTGTTGTTCTACGAGTTGATAAATCCGGGTCATTCTAGGAATACTAACTTTGGTAATTATTAGTTGATGATAGAGTTGCTTTTATTGTAGTAGTAATTTATTGGTTTTTTGGAAACAATTTTTTTGGCAAGATGGCTGAACCAACCCGAATTAGTATAAATATATACATTAAATAATGAATTGGCTCCGTTTTTTTACAGGTTTCACAAACATATATGGACTTGTGCTAGGTATATTAAGTTTTACTAGTAGTATACAAACCAATCAACCTAGCACAGCAACTGGCTTTGCGATACATAATAATCATAATATTAATAGACTTCCGCGAAATATTATTAAGTGCCCTGAATTATTCCAGGCGTTAAATGATGAATTGGTAATTCCACATAGTTCTTTGCTAGCAATTTGTAATGGTGTTGATTCATCGGGTAGTGGAGATGAGTCGGGGGATGAGTCAGGTAGTGGAGATGAGTCAGGTAGTGGAGATGAGTCAGGTAGTGGGGATGAATCCGGGAGTTCCGATGCTAGAACTATGGTATGCGATTTTGTATGTAATGATTATCATCGCGGATGCCGCGAATTGGCAAATTATATATTTTCATCTGAAACTTGGGTAAGAAAGATAGGTTTTTCTAAACAGAAATTCTTAGCAACTTGTATCGGCTGGCAAGAATTAGCAACTAGGCCGCCGAATACTACTTCTACTATTAAAACAACAGGTAGCCCGGATTCTTATCCTAGCACACCTACTATTACTACAACCAGTCCAATAACAACACCGACCGAGGAATCAGACTCTGAAGAATCAAGAAAAAATAAAGATACCAAATCGTGGGACATCGCTATATTAACGATTTTAGGCTCTGCTATTACCAGTGCTGTTGGCGTAGTTATATACTTTTGTCGCAAGAAGTTCTAATCGATAAAATTAGTGATAATTTCAGGCAACAGAACTGACATCCTAGTCTCACGATGCTTATGATTGTTATGAAATGTCAGGCTTTTCCCACAACTATTAATTTCAAACCAAGTATGACCAAGTTCTGGGAAAGCAAACTTAATCATTAGCTTAACACTTTGTGAAATGGAATTCACTGCTAGGATAGTTATCTTTGCGTTGGATTGTTCAGATGGGTTATGAATATGGATAACATAGTTATTGTAGAACATACAATAAGAATCCTTAGTTGGCAACCAAGTGTTATCATCGGCTCTTAGTGGCCATTCAGCTGGTTGTTGTCCTGCTACTAGGTCGATAACAACAAGTTTGCCAGATGGCTGTTGCCAAACCAGATAATCCGGGCCTTGAGCGTAAACCAACCTACATGAATTACACGGTTGAGTTTCTGTTGCCAGAGCTTCAAACACAACCTCTGGCTCTGATGTGTAGAGTGGCTGAATATACAGTTTGTCAGCATAAGGGCTAAATACTACGAATTGACCGTTCACACTGAAGAACAAAGTAGGTGCGGCGCAATAAGTGTAAGACCAAGAATATGCGACATCAATTGTCTTATCAATAGTATCCAAGAAATAAACATTTGCTGTTGTCAAATCCCCGTCATTTGCAATGAAGCCGAAATACCGGCCATCAGCAGAAACCGAAAGTTGCGAGACAGAACAATCTGAAACAACATCAGCAATGAAATGAAGTTTTCCTTTGGTGTCGGTTTGGTAAGCAGTAATCGCACCGGGCTGACCGGGTTTCTGATGAATAAGGATATTGCCATAGAGTTGAATAACATAGTTTCCATTCTGTGGGTCGGTTGCCGCAATTAGTTCATCCAGACTGGCAAACTGACATTCATCGGTAGAAGTAGCAGTTGCGGCCATGTTTTTTTTTTGGTAGTTCAGCTAGGTAGCAGATTAGCAGGTTAGCAGACGAACTAGTTGTTTGTAATAATAACAATAGGTACTATGATAAAAAAACAATTTTTCCCAATTAGTATTCATTTTTTATCCAGTTTGGTTCAAATAATACCATTAAACATCATAACCAATAAGTCTGCGGCCTAGTGGTGTTATTTGAGGCGGGGTTAGTGCGCCGACTTGTGGTAATGGCCCGCCATAAGTTCGTGGGGTTTTAGGGAATAGTTTAGCTTTATTCGGCCAATGTGTGGTTGCCCGGCCTGCTGTAAAAGCATCAATCCTTTTTTGTAGAATTTTCGGGGTGGCACTCGCGCGAGGTAGCATACAAACATATACCACACATCGGGTATTAGGTTGTTGCCGGCATGGCAGTGGTTCCATACCCTGGTGAATCGTCCGCGAGTCCCATAACACCAAATCCCCGGCGCGGGCTAGGACATTTTCTTCCACACACCCTTGTTGCCTGAACCAATCTAATTCGGTCTGGTTCATACGGTTCCAGTCATCTGTATCTTGTGTGCGACCGAATTGAGTCGCATATGCCGCGACAAGATTATGGCTGCCACGGAGGACTTTAAGTGTAGCATCACCTGGGCGGACATCATAAAGATTAACTAGACCTTGAATACATTCTAAATCAGGACGGCCCGGTGCTTGGTCAGTGTGAAGCCAAACTGACCCGCGATACCAACCACGTTTAGTTGTTTCGGGTGGCAAGTGAATACTCAAACCGTCAAAACTTGTAATCAGGTCTTCAGTGGGTGTGTCATCCCAGATTTTACTAAATACTGGGGCGATGCCTGGTGCCTGTCGGACATGCCATGCTAGTTCGGATTGCCCTACACCCCAATGTTGAATAAGCATACTATGAAGGGGATATAAGTCATAAAGGAAACTCCAAGATTGTGGATTCTGCGGTGTCATCCGCCCGCCACTTAGTTCGCGGAGCATTTTCCATTTTAAGTCCCTTGCCACTACGATTTCATCAGGGGTTAGAGCACTACGGACAACTGCAACACCATCCCTGGCAAGTTTAGCCCGGACCTCATCTAGGGTACAATAATGTTCCGTATATTTGGGTAGTTCTTCTCTATATTTAGTTTTACTTACTTTACTCGTTTCAGCAGTTGCTGTGGCCGAAGTATCAGTCATTTTGTATTTCTTGGATAATAATTTTGATATGCTAGGTTAGCAAACCATTTAAGTTAGAAACATAAACAATTTTTAACCGGCTAGATTTATTTAGCCCTAATTCAACTAAAAATGAATAACAGCCAAACTAGCTATTCGCACCAATAGAATAGTTTATACAATTTAAGCCTATTTTGCGGTATAATCACTAATTCAGATAAATAATCATAAATGTCGCAAAATCTAAAACGCAATGGTACGGATATTAATTATGATGCAGCAACAGAGCTAAAATATCCTAAAAATAAGCCAAATCCCAAAGTTCCATATCATAATAAAAAACTACAGAAATTACATGCCCCGCAAATCAGTCATACTGACCGATTAATGAATAATTTCATTATACATCAGAATCTACGTATGGCCCCCATCGATTTAAAACATTTAATTACAAACGATAACATTGGTGTAATGGATGTTATTAGTTTACACGGACGGCAAATAATTATAATGATATTACGTTATCCGGCGTTTGACTCTAAAATACTTGGCAGTTATGAGAAGAAACCACTAACTGATGAAGTAGTAGCAACTTGTCCGAGTTATATTTGTGCTTTTGATTATCAATCTTATGATGTCCTAGATGTGGTTCATGTGCTAGGTGAAGTAAAATGTTTTACGAGCTACCGTGAATACATTGCGATTAATATTGCTGAAACTTTGGGCGCATCAGAAAGCCAATTAATTACATATGCACTAACAGCAGCAAATTTTAAATTCCAGCAAATCCAACCCGCATTTCATATTGGCATTGATAGACAAAATATTAACAAGATTGGTTTGAATTACATTACACTTCATGCACCCGATTCTACTAATAGCACTGAACTCCAGCCGCTTGGCAGATTAATAATTTATGGGATGTCGCAAGTGCAGTATTATGGTACGGAGACTAATCATGACCTATTGCTTACATATAATCATTTTCGCGGTCAAGACCAAGAGCGCTGGGAATTTCATAAATCCGCGTTGATTCAGGGTATGGTAGTGGATATTAGCAAATATACACATACTGATATATTCCCGGCTAGGGATGTTGAACACAAGCTTTATGGTGAAAAAAATAAAAACCCCATGGACCAAAAATTTAATAATACTATACATAGAATAGTGTCATTAAGTATGGATAACCCAAATATTTATCATCCGTTATCTGAATTACTAAGACCAATTTATAAAAGATACTTAAGTTTGTCGGCTAATTGTTATATATTACATCCGGATGGCCGGCTAGAATTAGTATCACAAGATGATAAGGGTATTCCGTTATACTCAGCAAAAACTGTAAAACCAAAGGAACCGGTACGTGAATATTATTATTATCCTTCAGAAAAAGTGGGTCTAGAAGTCATTTATACCGCCGAAATCACTAATCCAATAATCCCGACAGATGGTTCTTTAGTATTTGACGGCAAACAAGTAACAGTAAAAAATAATTCGGGAGCGTATCATTTACAACCGGGGAACATACTTAAATATGTGTGTTTGCTGGCCTATGAAAAAAGAAGGTTATTTAGCACTCCAGGAGATAGTCAGCTCTTAAAAATAGAAATACAAAAACTATTTTACTCACCTGATGGCAAATACCTGGCAATAGAGATTAAAAAATATAGCAATTATCGAAGTGAAACTTATGATTTAAATGGCGTTATTTTATATAGCCAAAACGCCGAAAATGGTAGATGGATTGAAACTTCGTATATATCATTTGAAAAATATTATGGGCAAAAACGGATATCATTTAGGGCAGCGGATAATCAATTTGGAGAACATCTAGGATATAATTTATTCATAACAGTTGAAAACCGTTATAAATTTCCAGAATTTGTAGTAATACCAACACCTACTGTCCTAGCACAGAAATATAATGATTTACTCGGCGGTGTATTCCCGGATTTAGCCCAATCAAATATTAATAATATATCCAAATTTTTAGCACTCAAAAAAAGTCATTTTATAGATTTACAGTCAGATGTGTATAAGAATTATTCATCTAATAAAGAGGGATATAAACATATTAAACTCAATGTGTAAAACTATCTGAGTTATTTACATTTTTGGCACTGTTAATTTTCCCTTATCCATTGAAATACATCTTCAGTGAATTCTAAATAATCCACTAGTGGTATATCATAATCTTCCAATGAAAAAGGCGGGTTTATTTCGACGACTATCCAACTACCTAATTCAGGAACCCACCCAATATCCACACAAAGAAACCTACCCGCAGAAGTGCGAATTAGACGTTCTAGGAAACCACCATGAGCTAGGTAATCTTGGTTAGGTGGATCGGCAATAGATATTTGTCCCCGGCCATATAATCTTCCAGCCCCAATTAATAATCTAATTTCACCTTGAATATCAATAACTGGTGATGAATATACCCTAGTTGTAGGTGATAACTCGGAAACATTAGACAAAAGCTTATCTAGGTCGGCAAAATCATCAATTACTTGGCCATCAAATAATTTATTATTACCCAATGGTTTTATAAACCTAGATTCATCATTTGCCAAATATTTATCACGTAATGTATCCAATGTAATTATATTTATTTCACGCTTGAAAAAAGGTGTAAAATCGCGCTCATATGTATTTGGGATTATTAATTTGGCTTTTTCGGGTGGAAATTCGGCTTTTATATGCGTTTGTATAATACTAGTTTCCGCAAATATAATGCCATTTAATATTTGTCGCGACGGCATATTAATTAATTCATCTGATGTTTTGATTTGTATATCATACTTTGTGGTTTGTTCAGATGCAGTATAATATGCAATAATATCATCAGCTTCCCCGAATTTAGTCCATTCATAGTCTAAATAAATTATTCTTTTTTGCGGCATTTTTTTGTTTTTTAAGTTTTATTAGTTTATTAACAAAGGATTAGGGAATTAGATTAAATTAATATTTTGCTAACCTAGCATCCTTTACTTAACCTGCTAGTATTTTTGGTTATCCACAAAATCCCTCTTAGTAAGGTGAGTTCAGGAGCGCCAGCGCGGCTGAGTTCAGGTTCTGCAGCGAACCTTTAAAGGGTGCGCGCCAGTGCTGCTGAGTTCAGGAGCGCCAGCGTTCCTTTAAAGGGACTGAGTTCCTCAATCAAAAGTCAATTCGTTTATAAACGCAATATGCTTTTTGAGGATAACAACATTAGAAGAATGGACTCACCAAAAAAAACACAAAAAGAATGTGGCTAAATTAGCCTTTCATTTTCAAACGATGGTCCGGAATGTTCAAGACCAGATTCGCTCGGGAGCAAGACCGCGACCGTACTCAATACGGCACTGCCACTTTTCGCCATTCGACAAGAGGATGTGTGCCCAAACGCAATTGTTTGCGTCCTGATGGATGCTGAGGCCAACAACATCAAAGTTGCTGAATGTAACTGTTCCGCGCGAAATGGGGCCAGTTGGTGGGATAACACATGCTGTGAAAGTCCCAGCACAGTGTTCGCTAGACTCAACGGTATGCTTCACGCCATCAATGGTCTTCTCCGTCTGACAGACTGGCGCAGTAGATTGGACGCCGGTACAAGCATAAGAACGACCTGGAATAGAGAGGACAGCTATGGTAGGGAATTTCTCCGCACTGGATTGAGAAGACATCTCTGTGGTCTGTGGGTGAGGTGGAAGATGAGAAAGTAATAACAAAAATATTAATTAAAACAAATTGATTTTTGTATTTTTAAACAAAAAAAGCTGAAAACAGCCCAAAAAAACATATCAACAATAAATGAATTTAGAACAAAAAACAACAAAAAAATCAAATGACAAAACCAAGACTAGGTTGCATTGTGTTAATCATTATGAAGATCCTCACTCACATTCCTGATTGGATTGATGAGACACCTCATACGAGTATTGTCTGAGAATGTCAGGTAAGCCCAGACGTCGGCATCGTGTTGTCTGAGTTCAATGGCAGTTATGTCAATTCGATGGCAGTGCTTTGCGCAAGTCCAGGGATTTTGTCCAAGAGGTGGAGAAACGAACATATGTATCATTCCTGCGATATCTCTGACCGTTGACACCTGGTAAGTTGTACCGCAAAATGTCTTGACAACATCAATGAATGGGGCATCTGGCTCAGGTTCAGGGAGCCTTGACCAAGTCCTATAGATTAAATGGTCAATCTTACGTCCATTGTTGTTGTGTTCACCATCTGCAAAAGATTGATTGTCATTGTCCATTTTGCAGTGTGTCAATGTAATGTAATTCAGTGTCGCAAGTCTGAAATGGAAGGTCGTGGGTTGAAATAGAAGCAAATATCATATTATTTATATTTCAATTTTTGTAGGTTTCCAGTTATTTTAGTAATTATTAGTTTTTTTGAACAAAAAATGTTTTTTTATTGGCCAAAGTAGCAATAAAAATAATTACACTTATTCAATCGAAAGATGGCTTCTTCATCAACTAGTGGATTCACGGGCAATATGTCCGACCGATTTTGCCACGATTCTCTCAAGTGCCTAGTGTGTCTGGATGAACTGACTGAACGCCGCGGGCTAGTTGAATTCCCGTGTTGTAATAACATTTTCGCGTGTCTCTGCTGCTTTATGGAACTAGTTGTAGTCAATCAAACAACTATTGCCCCTTGTTGCCGCCGGCCTCTTACTTTTGTTAGGGGTGCTGGTGCGACTATGCGACTTGCTCTAGAACGCGAACGCCAAGAAGCCGAACGCCAATTGGCGCTAACCCAACAAAGTCGCCGCCTCGCTGAACAAGATTTGGCACGAATTCAAACCCAGAATCGTCGGTATGAAGAAGAACAACGGGAAATCGCACATAAGCTGGCTATGCTACGTTCAACTCAAGAGCAGCAAGAACGTGAAGCTAAGCGCGCATTTGAAGCCCGGAAGCTTCAGGAAGAAACCGAATTAAAGATGTTAGAGCAACGCAAGCAGGATGCTGCCCGGAGGGAAACTGACGCCCGCGAGAGAGCAGAAGCCCAAAAGCGCAAGTATGACATTGAGCGGAAGATTAGGGATTATATCTCCGAAATCAACAAGCCAAAGTTCCCAGCAGCGCATTATAAGCAGGTTTTCCAGAATCTGTGTAAGTTGCTATCCAAGTACCCGGATATGGAAGAGTTTATCCTCACATCATTTTCCGAAATCCGCGGGATTGCCATTCTTACTGAAACAATAGCCACAGAGTTGAAGAGCCGTCGAGACCAAATTCATGGCAATCCTGAACTAAATGGCATTATCCGGCTTCAAATTATGGCACTAAATTCATTGGAGTATAAGAGTCCAGTTTGTGAGAGTTATTACAAGAACTATTTGTATTCCGCGCAACCATACCTAGTTCCACGCGATATTGCCTTTGTTGCGGCTAGGTTGCTTGGCCGAGATATCCTACTTGAAATCCAACAAGCGCAACTCGTTATTTCATATAACTCAAGCACCGGGTTCAACATGTCTAAGAAGATTACAGCAAGTTTTGGTGGTTATGCCAAGTTGCCAACCAATGTTGAACTCACAGCTAGGCTACAAAATGTATTTGCCCTATGCGAAGTTGCGAATACTGACACCACAAGCCCTATCAGGCAAACGTGTATCGCAGCATGGACACTTGATACTAGTCAACGCGAAATCATGATTCATCTGTTGGAATATGATCTAAATGAATTGTTTGGTGCTGAAGATGTGTATATTAATAAGGTTGGCGCGGCTTTTCCACAAACCCCAGGAGTTGGCACACCTGAAAATCCGTTCCAAGTCTCCAAGTTTTCAATTGAAAAGTGTGGACGCGATATCTTCCAGCCGACATCACCAATCCAAAAGAACATCATCCGATTTTACTAATTCATTTGAAATTTGGCGATAGGAAAATTGTTTTACTTTGTTTTTTGTAGTATCCAGTTTATACATCATTCAAATATTACAATTCCATTAACGCGTATAAAATGATAATACTTTCAAATAAACAAAAAACACTAAGGTTTTGGTGTAGGACGATTTATATAATTATTTGTTTCGCGCTTGCCATAACTACAGTATCAATGAATTACACAGGGTGTGATGATATTACAGGTATTCGCCGGGGTATTGCGGCCGCTACTATTATTATTTGGTTTAATATCCTACGGAATACCATTCATCATAGGATTCTTGAATTAGAACTAATTAATCGTCCAGGCTCACTAACCGCTAGAAACGCAGAAAATGTTATGGGTGAATTTCATCAGATGAATATAATTGCGTTTGTCATTCTATTACTCATTAATCTACCGGTTATGTTATATTACAGTCTATATAACCCGGATATTCCCATAGAGTGCCAATCTAGGCACGGATATAATACACTTTTGGCGCTATTAGTTTTTAACTCATTTCCAGCTGGCGGTTTCATATTGCTATCTTTAACTGGTTGGATTACTCTTATGGTATTTGTCTCAATTAGACGGCTGGGTTATTGGATGTCAAATTACATCTTAAATTATACCAATCAACATATGACATTTTTGGGATTTGGCCGGCTGCGAACACCGGAACAACTACCAACGCAAGACCAAACACAACTACAATCACGACAACAAGTAGTATTAGATGTTGAATTAGCAAATGATACTACAACAAATAATGAACCTAGCACAACAACTACTAATGATGCTACCCGAGCGGCTGAACCCACCCGGATTGAATGCCCGGTTTGTCTAGAAGATAAAACAATTTACATAAAAATGAAATGTGCGCATAATATCTGCCTTAGTTGTGCGAATAATTGGTTCTCTGAAAATCAATCTTGTCCGGTTTGCCGTAATGAGATTTCCCAGCCACCAACAATACCGGAACAATCCTCCCAAGCAACAACAGCTAGGTCTGAAATTGCTGATATATTCCGCGATAATCCAGACCATACCCGATTTATTATTGATATTGACCCACAAACTTGCGAGCAAACAATAACAACTTATACAGAATCCGGATTCAGTGCTAGGATGTCAGAAATCGCCAAGGAAGAAAGCAACGCATAATTTACAATAAGACTCACAAAGCTTAACACCAAGCATTGGTTTTTATTTTTTAGCCACACGGGTCTTCAATGTTTTTTTACTAATGGTCTTGCTTGCTTTACCTTTCGGCGCACCAATCAACCGATGTTGCTGTGCTAGGACACGTTTTAACATTGCCACATTCTTCTGGGGTTTCAAAGATTTACCAGCATCCGCAAAAGTGAGTAACGGGGTTTCATTTTCAATAACAGATTTGGGAATACCATAATATTCATCATACCTAGCACTGTAAGCACCGGTGCGTTTCTTATCAGCCGCGACACCAAGCATATCTAGGAACCCATTTAGAACCGGCTCGCTAGTTGCTTCAATTTCCATATACATTGGCAATCCAGGGACTAAATCAAATGTTATCTCCTTAATACCAGTCGCGGCTGGTAAATGCCATTTTTCACGGTAAGTTTCTTGGACGGCCTTTTCCTGGAGGTTCAATGCTATCATTAGGGCACGAGCTTCATCAAATGAACTCTTGGTTGCTATTTCATATTCACTAGGGAATTTGGGGTCGTCATATACCTTAACAGTTATAGTAGTATCCCCGTGTTCTTTGCGGACACGAGCAAATGATTCTACTTTACGGGTTTGCCCATTACAAGTATGATAAGTAGAACGTACCATTCTTGTTAGACCGTGTTCTTGTGTAAGCCCGGTTCCATATTCTTGTTTTAATTTTTTTAGAACTGATGCGCGGTCTACATCTAGGACTTGAACTTCAATTTCTTTACCCATTCTCACTAGTTTATTCCAGACTGTATATCAGAAAGTGAATTTTATTTTATAATCTGATTTATATTTAAAAATATGCCAACCAAAAAACTTGGAACACAAAAAACAAATAATAAAAAAACAAACAAAAACCAAAATACAAGCGGGGAATTACAGAAATGGCTATCAATGGGTTATCCGTTGGCTAAACATTTCATTAAGCCAAAACAGTTAATCAGTAAGCTCCGAGAATATAAACCAAAAATATCTTATCAAAGGTTCAATTATTTATATGCGAAAGAGCTCCCGGAATTAAAAGACCATCGATTTAAGGGTAAATATATATCAATTGAGATACCTATGAATGATTATAATAACCTAGATGTTATAGTCGATTATTACACTGAAGAATCCCGGTTAAAATGCGCGCTGAAGGATAAGAAATCCGCACATGAGTTAGCAACTAAAGGAGATTTATTGTCCTACACACTACAAAGTTTAGTTAAAAAACAAGGCGCTGGCAAAATAACCTTTGAAACTTACCGGGATGAAATATATAATTACCCGGGGATTTATATATGTTCGGGTGAAAGTGTGGTATTCTATAAGGGCTTAGTACAAGTATTATTCAACACTAGTAGTAATATATCAAGTTTGTCAGGGTTAAACATCATGGATGGTGCTATTGGTTATGGCCAGCGATTGATGTTGGCTATACTATTACGTGCTAATTATATTGGTATTGACCCCAATACTGAAACTATTGCTGGCTGTGAAAAAATGGTTGCTGAGCTAGGTATTCCGCACAAACAACACCCTTATGCGGAGGGACTACCAGAATCCGATGCGATAACACGAGCGCCTAATAATTCGCAAGACCTAATTTTTTTCAGCCCGCCTTCATTTGATGAGGAAATATATGGCGACCATGAAGGCCAAAGTATTTTATCATTCCGGACATTCCAAACTTGGCTGGATGGATTTTTGTATCCTAGCCTAGATATATTAGTTTCAAAACTGAAACCGCGTGGGTATTTTGTTATTCAATCCCGGCGTATCAAATTTATTTATAAGTATTTACTAACCAAACAGGATATCCGTTTTATAGGGGTTATCGCCCGTAAAACATATGGTAATAAGTATAAACCCAATCATATTTTCCAGAAAATAAGATAATTTGACGAATACCGTAGAGTATTCTATTTAAGAACACTCTAGGCCACATCCGTTAGTGTGCTAGACGGTAATATTAAACACAACACACACACCAGAAAACACAACACACAAACGTAAAGAGCAAAAAAAAACCACCTTATAATAAATGTCGTCAGAAGAACAAACCAATGCTCTAAGTAAAGCAAAGAATAAAGCCGATTATAACACAAGAAAGGGCACAACAAAGGTTGTTTCAGGTGTAGTAGATACAGCTGTTGGGTTTGTGCCAGGTGGTGGAACAGCAGTAAATGTTTCTAAACAAGCCATAAAATTCGTAGCACCTATAATTACTGATGCTATAATAGGCAGTAATCCAGATGAGTTAAAAAAGGGTAATGCCAAATTGTGTTCAGCCGAAAGTCTTGTTAATAGTCTAGTGGGCTCAAATGATAAAACCGTGCCCAAAGTTATTAAACAACAACAATCATTGAATACTATTTTTGAGGTATTATTACATAAGCCGGGACAAAATATAACTAACCCCGATATCTCTAACAAATCAATGATAAAATCATTAAAATTAGAAATAAATCATATTGATTCAAAATCTGAATCGGATGCCAAAGTTATTATGTTTAACGCGGGTAGCCTAGAAAATGTAAAAAACCTATTACAAAATATAACCGGATCATTATTTTATCAAAAGATAAATAAATTGAATGAAGGTATATTACCAGAGCCAATACAAGAAAATTTATCGCAACCAAGCGGAGTTATTAATGAATTATTTATATTGTTAATAAATCTATTACTAG